TTAAACTGCGCTTCGGCAGCTCTCGCAGCGCCATCCCTTATAACTTTCGGATTTCTCAAGCGCTGTAACCAAATCACGACCGCCTATACTATTTTTGCAGTTGTTATGTTTTTCATTTGGTTGTTTTATCCCTTCGCATTGTTTTTTCAGGAAGGGGTTTACCACCGCTTGCTGCCTTGACGAAAGTGCTCTAAACCCCTTGTCTACAGCTAGCTGGGCGAAGCTGTGTACGCTTGGCTTTTCACCTTGAAATGCGTTCTGCGCGATAAGGGCCGAGAAAATCTCTCGCTCGATAGTCATTCGTTAATCCTTTATTCAATCAACAAGTTTGCTCATGTTTTTTCTTGTTCTGAGCAATGCGAAAGCATACGTTACCATTGGGTGTGGTTTTATTGAACTGGGTTTCCATCCAGCTATAAAAGGCAAGGCTTCTCATTTTTGGTCGTTAAATATTGGTTTCTTGGTGTTTAGAATATTTCAATAGGCCTTTGTTGCAATTTATTTCTTGTTTGAGAGGGTGAGGAAGTTTCGCTTTGCACTTTGATGAGGTCGTGCGCCGTGGAAGACTCCTGTCTGTCGCACTAAATTTAAGAATGACGATACTGCTTATGAAGTTCTATAAGTTCCGCGATTCCCTATTCCGGACTGTCGACAAAATCTCCACGGCAGGTACTGTGTGCGAAGCGACCTAAACGGCCTTGACTAACTAACAGGGGGGCCAAATTCTCAAGTCTCCACAGAAGAGGCGGTACGTTTGTGGCTAGAGGCTGAGTCTCTGGTCGAGTCGGTTCGGGAGTGCCAACACAAAGCCTTCAGCGATGAGGGCGCTACTCATCATTTAATCGGATGGATCCGCTCAGGATGAATTGCCCCGACTTTCCTGGACGCCTATGAGCGGCTGCTTTTCGCCGATTTCTGCCGGTCAGGAAAGGCCGCTATCGACCCGGAACAGCCCTTGAGGTCTGTTTGTGGTCACCCTATGCTATTGGCATTCATGGAGGATTCTGACTGATGTCACGTATAAGTTTGATACTGACCCCCGGCTTTGCAGACTGGGAATATGCTTTCATCGCTGGAACAGCGTCCCCATTTTACGGTATCGAGGTCAGGTTTTTTGCACCGACCACGGGGCAAATCAACTCGCAGGGCGGACTGGCTGTAACTATCGATAGTAACTTGCAACAATGTCTGGACTGGAAACCGGACGTTGTTGCCGTCATTGGGGGAATGGTCTGGGAAAGTGTAGAAGCACCTGATATTCGAGACTTTCTTCATGCTAGTCGTTCAGATGGCGCGACGATTGCTGGTATCTGTGGGGGAACGCTGGCACTTGCGAGGGCCGGGCTTCTCGATGATATTCCTCATACCTCGAACAGCGCTGACTTCTTACAAAAAAACGCCGTAAGTTATGAAGGGCACGCGCGCTATCAAAACAGTCGAGTCGCTGTGGTTGCAGACCGTATCATAACTGCTCCAGGCCCTGCCCCCGTTAGCTTCACCTGCGCAGTGTTCGAAGGTGCCGGGCTCTCTTCAGAGATAATTTCCCAGTTCAGGTCAATGTTAGCAGCGGAACATAAAGGGGATATTTCTGGTCGGTAAGACGCTGGAGGAATAACAAAAAGACTGAGTGACGTTTCAAGCGACATCGTTGCTCGTTGTCTAGCAGTGTTAGCCGTCGTTACACGAAAACTAGTTGCTGGAGTTCCGTATTTTCTGGCGCTGAGTAAGTTCAGCTTGAATGGGGGGGGCAGGGGTTTGGCTGCGCTTGAGGTGTCTTGATCTTTGGTACGTTGGCAGGACGCCAGGGGAAGGGGTGAAAATCGAGAATTGCGGAGCGGTCTGAATTTTTGCGGTGCAAAAAACAAAGGGCCTGCATGAAAAATCTCATGCAAGCCCTTGATTTGTTTGGTGCCCGAACCCGGAATCGAACCGGGACGCCCTTACGAGCGGGGGATTTTAAGTCCGAGAATAAATCGTTATAAATCAGTATCTTGTGATTTTTAACGTTCCGCAGTTAGCCAGTTTTAACTGGCCTGAAGGCCTTTGTTTTCAAGGGGGCTTTTTTTATTGCGGAACGAAATTTCTACTTGGTAGGCATCACTTTCAGACCTTTGCGGCGCCGAATGTACTGCTCTGTCATGCCGACAGTGGTGTGCCCAAGTTGATCCCGAGCATCCCTGATGCTCCCTGTTGATTCCTCCTTGTCCGTTGCAGCTTTTGCGCGAAGGTCGCGCATCTGAAACGCTGACTTTTCAATTCCGGCCTTCATCCTGGCCGCGTCAAAACGTCCTCGCAGCATGCTAGCAGTCATCGGCTGTCCGTTGTCCATGACAACAAGTCGCGTGGATCGAATCTTGTGCCCCTTTTTCCTTTCCAGTATCCGGTCAATGACGACCTTCAGTTCTCCAACCACCTCAATTCTGCGCTTGGCACCAGTCTTGCCCTGCTGAATCAGCAGTTGAGCATCGAGGATGTGTCGCTCATCCATCTTCAAGGTGTCACCAATACGCTGAGCCGTGAGGTAGAACAGGTCCAGCGCGTCCTTGAGCGGCTGATCAGCGTGTAGGTATACCGAGGCCAGCATATCGTCCTCGATGTAGGTGTCACGCCCTGTCTCCTTGTTTCCCTTGATGCCTGCGCACGGATTGGCGAGCGATGTGTAACCGCTCTGGCGAGCGAAGTTCCATATAGCACTGAGCAGGGCCTTTTCCCTGTTGGCTCTGACCTTCGCCGTTTTCGATCGATACCGAAGGTACTGCACGATGTGCTTTGGCTCGATTGCCTCAAGAGGCCCGGGCGGGTCATTAAAGAAGATCAGCAGCTGTTTGAGTTCGCGTGCATTGTCCTTTTGAGTGGCAGGGGACTTGGTTGGCACCACCTCATCCATATACTTGTTGGCGACATATTCAAAAGTCAGAACTTGCGCAGCAATGGCGCAGGACGCCCGGCTCTTTTCAAGCCTGGCGTACTCCAGAATGGCTGCGCCGTAGTCGGAGCCAAGGGCGATTTCTTTACGGGGTTTACCTCCAGCATCGTAGAAGTAATAGATCTTGCCCTTGGGGCGCAGACGCTTGCGCAGTCGGGGAATGCTCCCCGGGTTCGTGGGTTTTCGCGCCATTGCTACATTGCCTTCCGGGGTTGCCATTCAACCTTTTCAGGCTTTCTGTCCGCAGGGCCAGACAGAAGCGCGGCAGAAACAACGCAGGGCCAGCCGTTGCGCTTGATGGTGTGTCGAATGCCGTTTCTTTGAAGAACCAGTACTTGGCCCGCTTTTGTCTTTGCGCCTGTCAGGGTGCAGACATCTTCATGCGACAGGAACTGAATTCCGTCCATACCTTTCTCCTGCCGCCTGATGAGCGCAGCTATGTGTTTTGAGTTGTAAAGTTTGGGATTACAGCTGCCGCTTGAAGTCAGTGCAGCGCACGATGACCGTGCTGGCATCGCGCTGAATCGGCGGCATGGCCTTGAAGGGAAGGGCGCTGCAATCTCGCCGGGCGTGCAGGCAAGCGCAGCACATGCCCCCTTTGGGGTGATGGGTCATGGGCTACCTCTTCATAAATGTCATCCAGTGCGTGTTCACACGCTTGCCGGATTTATGCCCAAAGAGTGGCTGCTGATCCGTGAGAGCCAATATCTCGCTGACCTTCACTTGGGTTTCGTTCCACTTGAAGATCAGCACGCCATCGGTGGTCAGCACGCGGAAGCACTCAGCAAAGCCCTTGGCTAAGTCGTCGCGCCAGTCATCGGTGAGTATTCCGTACTTGGCTCGAAGCCAGCTATCACGTCCAGCGCGAGTCAGGTGTGGTGGATCGAACACAACCAACTTAAATGCACCGTCAGTGAAGGGCAGGGTGCGAAAGTCCATGATGACGTTGGGCTCTACGTTCAGTACTCGGCCATCACAGAGCACGTGCTGCTCATCCCTAATGTCTCCGAACAGGGTTCGTTGGTCGTCCTTGTCGAACCAGAACATACGACTGCCACAGCAGGGGTCGAGGATTTTGACGGCGGCGTTCATGGGGTTACCTCGATGCTGACATCGTCATGAATCCACTCGATATCGAGCAGGTCATCATCGTCAATCTGCGCTTCCCGTAGGTCGTTGCTGGCGAGCAGCTCATCGACATCATGGTCTTCAGCGTCTTTAATCACCTTGCGAAAGTTCACGACTGCCTTGCCGGTGAGCACGACTGTTCTTTTCATTTGGCAATACCTGTCCTTTCCGCTATAGCGGTGGGCTTGAGTTTTTGGAGGGGGGCGGTGGCCTTAGGCCTTGATACCTATATCGTTTGGATGGGCGTACAAGAGGTGTTCAGTAAATTGGTAACAGGAGTGGGGCGTGTCTCACAATCTAGATTCACCGATTGCTCATGTTTACCGGGGTCATACGTTATTTCTGAAGTTTGATTGGGCGCGTCCAAACAATCTGGCGCCTGAATCCGCTAAGGTCATCCAGGCAGGAGCAATAAATGGCATGGGTGAGATTGCGGCCGAATTAGTAGGGCCATGGGCGGATTATCATTCTGCTGTTGAAGAGGCGATAGCTGCAGCGGAACGGTGGATTGATAGTCAGCTTTCCGAAGCGGATTAACCTCCGATCCCTACGGTTTGACCTGGCGAGAATATGTTTCCGCACGGGCAGTGAGTCTTGTCTCGCATACAGCCTCAAATACGGAAAACCCTGCCCCCTCTGTCATACCTTCTCCCGTGCGAGCCGTTCTACCGCTTCGGCCTGGCGCAACTTGCTGCATTTGGTGTGGTTGCCGTGGGCGCGTGATCTGTTGCATTTGTCACAGATCGTTTGCAGGTCGAGCAGCCCCATGGGGGCGCCGCGTATCTGAACTGTTCGGCGGAGGGCGGTCATGCGGCCTCCTGCAACTGCCCCTGGCGGAGCGCCTGCTGCACGGTGCCAATGATTCGCTCGAGGTAGATGTAGTCGGGGTTTGGTTCAGTCGAGTCATTGGTCAGGTGCCACCACTCATCACCGAACAATTTCGTCATTAGTCCGCTGTGCGCAGCGTGAAGATGGTCAATTGATGGTGATTCACGTAAATCCTCAGCCTCATCGAACCGATCGCGCGCTTCGTCCGAGCCATAGCAAAACTGACGGCGCTCTTTCAGGACAAGTCGCCGTATTTTATTTGCAAGCGCCTCACCGCTGAACTGCCGCGAGCTCATCGCCTGATCGAAGTAGCCGATGATGTAGCTGGTGTTCAACTCGCAAAAGAACTGACCAATGTTTAGTCCGTCCCACATACCTCCCCAGTAGGCCGTCCAGCTCTTACCCCAGCAACTGACGGTGATCTTGCCCTTGCATGGGGCCAGGTCCTCGAGGAAGACGGTGATCGGGTCGAGATTCTGCGTACCGGTGATGACCAGCTTCGTGACTGTCGAGCGCTCAACCTTCAGCGGCGCTGCGACTTTGTTTTCTGTAGGCATGAGGAGTCCTTGCCGGGCCATGCCCGGGCGGTGGAGTGGGGGAGCTGGGTGAGCTTGGCTTAATGCTTGTATGTATGTGTGCTGATGGCTTGATAACATCAGAAAATTTCTTGGGAAGAGTGATGTATGAAGTTCAGGATGGAATGGCTGCTGTGTTTGGGGCTTTTTGGTGCAGGTGTAGTCTGGTCAAAATTGATCATTCCAAGCGATTTTTGGAAAGTGGACAACGTTCACGATCTTTTCGAAATCTTCGGTGCTTTGGCCACATCTGCTGCCGTGCTGATTGCGTTGATGACAATGAATTCATGGAAGCAGCAGGCTAAGGCGGAAGCAGATCATGAGCTTGCCCGCAGAGTTGTGATAATTCTGCGCAGTTATCGTGATGAGCTTGTTCATACATGGAGTTATGCAGAATCATCGGTTGCCCAAATCCGCGGGAACACATGGATAGGCGCCGGGGGGAACGACAATCCCATGATTGGGATTTACCAAAGTAGGCTGGATCAGATGCAGGCTGTGCGTGCCCAGCTAGCGCCTATCGAACTCGAATGTGCAGAAATCTGGGGCGGAGTTTTTACGGTTAAATTTGCTGAGCTCTATTCCTATGAAGACGGTTTCCGTAGCTTCATAGAGACATATCTCCACTTGCTAATTAGTGGAAGGTTCGACGATCGATCCGAAATGCAGTCTGATGACGCCGTTCGAATATGGGCTCAGTTGGATGCGTGGGGATTAGGAGATCGGTCATCAGCTGAGGCAACAATAGATGAGATAATAAAGCCACTGAAGTCTGGAGCAAAAAAGCGGCTTATCGGCTTTGGAGAATGATCTGATCTGCAATTTCATACTCAGCTATCTCACAAAAAAATGAGCATGATGGAATTCTCTCATTACGCCGTATCGGTCCATCCCCTATCTTCATGCTCGTTGGCCAGAAACGCATTGATGATCTGCATATCGTGTGTTGAGCCGTACTGAGCCAGTGCGAGCTTTGTGGCAACCGCTGAGGCAGCGCCGCAGCTAAACTGACAGACGATTCATGTTCGTTGTGCGGACATATGGGATCCTCACCGGTATAGTTCCGGAATCTGCAGGGGAGTGGGTTATGAGTTGGGAAAGTGTTTTTAATTGGATTACTGCGAACCCAGCGCTGGCGTACTGGGTGCAAGCTGTGGGTTCGATATTTGCCATAATTGGTGTTTTTATTGTTAGCCGCATTCAGACTTCCGCTCAAATCGCTATTGCTCAAGGGCAAATTCAACACCAAATCGACATGAAGAATCGGGAGGTTGCTGATCGTGCAGTTGCCATTCTTGCTGTAGTCGATTGCGCATCGAGGCTGTGTGAAGCAATTTACGAAACTTCGTCTGAGGACAAGTCAGTCAATATGCTGGCGAAAGCTTGGAACGCCCACTTTAGGGAAGTCTCTCAGGCGAGCCTTCATGCGCTGCGCGGAGTTCCTGTATATGAACTTGGCTCCTATCAGTTAGTTGTTCAGCATGGAATTATTTTGGCTGCATTCGTTAAGTTTGTTAGCGAGGTTGAAATTGTAATCGTCAACGAGCGCAGCGTGGATGTCCCGGAATCCATGGGTGTATTCGGAGGGATGAAGCATCAAAACACCATAATGCAGGAGGGCTTTGCCGCTTTTAAACAAGCTCATCGGATAAAATACGGCGACTTACCTGTTTGAGTTCTTACTGCAATTAAAACGTTTGGGTTGCTGGGTGTCACCCATAGGGTGGCTTTACTCACATTTAACGCTAAGTAAGAACTCACGCTGGTAGGTTAGATCAAGTTGAAGTGATGTTTTTTATAATTCTTGTTTCGTATCGCTAGAGTTTAGAATTGCGGTATACCAACGGGTAAAGGAGTGGCAATGAACATTGCGCAAAAAGATCTGGTTGAAAGAAGTCTCAAGGTGATCGGATGGTTGGCGCTGGTGTCATGGGCGCTTTTTTTGGTGGTCGGTCTCGCCAATAACTTGCATGTAGAAGATCTCTTCGATACTGAGGAGGCTGCTTTCATTGTGTGGCCGCCGTTCATTATTGGGGTCTTTTCGCTCTGGATGCGGGCTTACATGAGAGCGGGTCGCCTATCCGCATAGTCCGTGCTTGCGCCGCTCATTTGAATTGCGCGGCATTCGGCATTTATCAGGCATAAGCTCGCTTGAGCTGATCGCTCAGTTTAGCTGGAAGCCCGCGCAACATCAGCGTTCCTGCTTCTATATCGAACTCGATCTTAGAGCCAAGCAGGTGCTGCTCGAAGCTGATCGACATACCTTCAGCTCGCCCTGTGAAGCGTCGGAACTGGTTCAAGGTGCGCTTATCTGCTGGAATTTCGGCAGATAGGCCGTAGTCCTTGTTCCGGATGAAGTCGTAGAAGGCTTTCGGGCGGTCTTCGTCGATCAGCTCTGACAGTTCGTCGAGGGTAATCGGTTCGCCAATCTTGGCCTGGGCCATTGAGTAGCTGACCAGCGTCTGAGTCTTCTCGCGGGCGCTGTCTTCGTGCATGTCTTCTGCCGTGACAAAGTCACTGAACGCCTTGAGCAGCGTGCGCGTTTCGCCCGGCCCGTCGACGCCTTCCTGGCAACCTATGAAGTCGCGGAAGTAGTCGGTTGCTTTGCGGCCCTTCGAACCTTTCAGGTATGAAATGTACTGCCGCGACTTCGGGTTGTTGCGCCACTCAGAGATATTGATCCGGGCGGCCAGGTTGATGTTGCCGAAGTTCAGATGCTTGGACGGCGTGACACTCAGATCGGCATTCACGGTCACGCCCTCGCTGTGCTGGAGCAGGGCAACGACTAGGTAGTCAGTCATGCCTTGCTGGTAGTGAGCGAACAGCACGTGCCCACCAACAGAGAGGTTTGATTCTTCCATGAGCTTTGTCAGGTGCTCGATAGCAGTGCAGCTGAACTCGATGAAGTCGCCGCCTTCGATATAGGCCTGTAGCCATCCGCTGAGCGGGTAGGCTCCGGACTTAGCATGGAAGAGGCCCCAACCCTTTCCAGTCTTTGCGTTGTAGGCTTCGTTCAGGTCCTGCAGCAAGTTTTCGGTGGGCTGAGACTCGACCAGCTCGGTGTCGCTGACGTGCAGCACTGCTGGAGTGCCGTCTGGCTTCTTGTCGATCTGGTGGATGATGCTGTGGCGAATATGCATGAGATTACCTCGGGTAGGCGCCGCCCTCCGTGACCGGATGCAACGTAGTGGCAATTTGATTGTTGTAGGAGTATTACAAGTGACCGATTTGAAGTTGAATCATGGGGGGGCAATGTTTAGTTCATTTAGATTTGCTTACAAAGGGCGCATATATACTATCTATTTGAGTGTATGTTCGAGCGGCTTCACCTCAAAACTAGTAATCGAAGGGCTTCCGACCAGAGAATACGCTGGCATGATTTGGAAGGATCAAGAGCAGGCTAAAGTTTACGCAAGTAACGACGCCATAAAAATCATCGATGCTATGTACCCCTAGGCGCAGTATTCCGAACACGATATGGAGCTTTGTTACTTGTTGTTCGTGACATTCCAGCGTGACAGTTACGGGAGTCGAATAAACTCGGCCAGTTGCTTATCGCTCATGCTGTCAGCGCCGCGAATGAAGCGCGATATCAGATCCTGTTCCTCATTGATCCCGGTACGCGCCATGGTTCTTTTCAGCGCGGCGTCATCGTTGTGATACAGGTCCGTGACAATCTTTCGTGACAGCAGTACAGCTTCTTTTTCCTGCGTGCTCAACTTGTCCCGGTCGCGCTGCTCGCGCTTCCGCTCTGTTGCAGTTTTGGCCATGGCTTGTCTCTTCAAGTCCGCTGGGCGGCAGTGCCAGCCATGTTTGTCGTTGGCGTTGCTGGACTCGATTGATACGGCGCATCAGGCACCGTTTAGGTGGTGGTGAGGCGCGAAAGGTATGTCGTCATCGAAGCTGTCGTAGTCCGGGCCATTCGTACCTTGCTGGCTTTGTTGCGGGGCTTGCTGCTGAGGCCGCTGCTGTTGGCGTGGCTGTTGGCGTGGCTGCTGGGCTTGCTGTTGTTGCTGAGCTCCCTGTGACGGAGAGCCTGCAAACTTGATGACAATCACTTTACCGGTCAGCTTGTTGCCCGGCGTGCCATCGCCTCGCTTGAACTCTTCAATGTGCGCATCATCAATGGTGAAGTGCATGAGCTGGCCACGCACCAGGTACGGTGCCATCGCTTCGGCCTGCTTGCCAAAAATGACGGCTTCGACCCACTGGGTCGGCTTTTTGCCATCCTGACCCTTGCGGCCGTAATCACAGGCCAAGGTTAGAGCGACGACGGCAGTAGGGTTTTGGCCTGTGGTATAGCGAAGTTCAGCGTCACGGCCAATCCGGCCGATATCGGTAAGTTGTGGCATGTTGGCTCCGGTTTAGGCTGCGATCCCGAGCACTTTATTCATGCGCTCATCGAGGATTTCGTAGAAAATTTTGACGCGTTCGGAAAGCTTTCGGATCATTGCTTCGTCGCGATAGGCGCGCTTGATGAACAGCGGCATGCCGGGCCAGTAGCTGACGAAGTCGATCCATTCGCGCTCTGATACCCACAAGCCGCCTTGGCATTGTGCGATGTGGTCCTTTGGTATTTCGTTACCCAGAATCACGCCGACCTGAAACTTCGGCAGCTTGGTTTTGATTTCACATAGACCGTCTGCACCGATCAGCGAGTCAGGCGAATAACCGATGCCGTGGTTGAGGATGATGCCTACCTGCTGGGTGGTAACGCCGGTTTGAGCTTCAAAAAGCTGGCGTCCGGTACCCTCCAGTTCGTGGCCGCGCTCGGTATGACGGTTCCCCGTAAACGGGTCTGCGGCCTCGCCTGTGATGCGCTCACCGATTAGCGTATCCATGTAGGTGAATGCACCTGCACCCAGACCAGCTTCACCCTTGCCATTGACCAGCAGGGTGTCCAGCTCGGAGCAGGTGACGATGCCCAGGCGCAGCGCCAACCATTCAGAAGTTCCTTGTTCCACATCGCTGATGATATTCATTTATTGTCAGTCTCCGGGGTTGCAGCATTGGTTGCGGCGGATTTGGTGAGCATGGCCAGCACCTGGTCGAACGCTGCTTTCTCAACAGCGGTCGGCTTACCGTGGATTCCTGCAAATGCGGCCTTTGCTTTATCGCTGCACTTTTCCAACAGCATGGCGATCTGTACCGCTTGAGCAGAAGTTACGCGTGGCGTTACCTGCGCGGCAGGCCCGTTGCCATCGTCGTCCTCGCCCGTAGTGGTGATGTTCAACAGCAAGCCTGCGGTGTAGCGCTTGCCGTAGCTGACGCTGGAGGCAACAGCCTGAACGCCATTCTTGCTGCCAGAGGTGTCTACGGGCAACACGATTGAAGTCACCTCTCGGTGTCCGGCGCGATGACTGAGCACGCCTTCGACCTCGATGCCCCGTTCATTGCGTGGAGTGCGGAAGGTGAGGGCAAAGCCATACTTGGCCATAACCGGCTTGATCATTTCGTTGATGTCTTCCCAAAGCGCGTAGGTGCTCTGGATTCGGCCACTCTTGTCCTTGATGCCACCACGCTCACCAATCACCGGCATTTCTTCCTGCATTTGGGCCAGCGCATCGTCGTACTGTTGTTTGGCTTGCTGCGCCTGAAAGCGTTCATGCATCGCCATCAGGCGTTCCATCTTGTAGATGTCAGCGTCCGGACTCATGGCCACCTGCTGGATGATCGACATGATGGTGGCTGATTCACTTTGTACGGCCGGCAAGCGCTCGACCTTGTCTTTCACTGCAAGACTGCTCATGGCGACCTCAGTACGAAATTGAAATGGCGGGGATCTTGCGCTGGGCAATCAGGGTGATCGCCTGTTTCGCGCATTCCTCTGTCATGCCGCCGGTGATGAAGGCTTCCAAGGCGGCGCGGTTGATCTTGCCTTGGTGTGCTTTGTTGGCTTCGCGGGCTGCAGTTTGGCGGCGCTCTTCGTCCGCAGCTGCTTGCTGGCGTGCTACTTCGGCTATCCGGGCACGCTCGGCGGCTTCGGCTTGGCGCACTTCCGAGTTGATGCGCTCTTGCTCGGCGCGTTGTTCGGCAGCGATGCGGTCGGCTTCGGCTTGAGCCATTGCTTGCTGGTGACGCAGCTCGTCGTCGATCTTCTGTTGAGCGGCACGCTGTTCTGACTCGATCTTTTCCCGCGCAGCCTGGGCGGCGGCTCGCTCCGACTGCTCGGCGGCGTACTTCAATTCCAGTTCGCGGCGATCTGCTGCGGCCTTGGTATCGGCTTCGCGCTTGATAGTTGCTTCACGTTCAGCCTGAGCCCGCTGCTCTGCCTCGATGCGTGTTTTTTCAGCAGCGGCGCGGGCTATCTCGGCTTCTCGGTCGCGCTGGGCTTGAGCCTCGGCCTCGGCACGCAGCCGAACCAACTCGGACTGTCCCGCTTCGTATTGGGTGCGCTCGGACAGCAGGGCGCGCAGTTTCACCAGCGATTGGTCCTTCGCCTGAGCGGCCTCGGCAAGGAACTCTTCCCAGCTGTCATCCATAGGTACCAGCTCTAGGGTAGTGATGACCTGGGTTACCGCGGACGCTGTAGGCGTACCCTCGAAAACCAGCGTGTCCTTGATGTCCTGGATACCATCGACATGCTTGTCGGTTCTGGCCAGTTCTGCCTGTTCCCAGTCTGTAAGCGGCTGGCGGATCTCGTCGCGCAGCGTGTTCATGGCGCTCACAAATTGGCGCAGTTCGTCCTCGACGACCTTTGGCAGCGTCTTTATATGGCGCAGATAGTCGCGGCCCGGCTTCTCAACAGAAGCCTTACGCTTGCTGACTGTCGCGGAAAGGCTGGCGATACGCTCGCGACCCTTGCGTGTTTTCAGGTCAGGAACTTCCGCGCATACCTCGGCCCTGACTGCATCAATGAAGCGACCAAGGCCGCCAGCTACGAAGATGGTCGGGGCGTTGTCGGCGTTAATGTCGTCGATGGTGATGAGTTGCTGTTCTGCGGACATGGGGAATCCTTGCCGCGATGCTCGCAGCGTTCAAATGGCGAAGGGTTATTGGGTGATACGGTCAGCGAAGGCGCTGAGCAACATTAGGAAGGTGAGCAGGGCTAGGACTGGAGCTGATCCGCGCCAGAGTGCGAAGCGGCGCTGGCGCTGGTAAGAGGTCACGCGGCGTCCTCGCGATCCTCAAACCGATCCGCCGCGGCATCTGCTGCCAGCTCCTCAGCGCGGGCTTGACCATACTCGTTAGCCCAAGGCCGAATCAGAGCCTCTGCCACGTCGTGCAGCGCTGTTGGGTGATGCTTGGCCTTGGGCGCACCCAGCGCATAGCAAGCCAACTCGTAGGCCTTGCCGTGAACGCGACGCCCACCCGCAACAATCTCGCAAATCATCTGCTCGATCGGGTATTCGCGGTTGTCGGTCAGCAGCGGAGCGATTTGCTCCTGAGCACCCAGGTGTTCGGCCAGCGCCTCGTACAGCGACTGCGGAGTGACCAGAGCAACCGACTTGCTGAAAGGGCGCGGCGCTGTAACGTTGTCACCACAGATCAGGCTGTTGATTGCATCATGAAGCCAGTCGGGGCCTTCAACGGTATCGAGAAAATCAGGCATGGGGCTACTCCTGCTCAAGTTTACGGGCGAAGGCGCAGGCTTCGTTATGGTTTCGGCGAAAACCCATTACCTTGCCGGTATGGCTATCCACCACATGGAAGAAGTCACGACCGGCAGGTCTCACGATCATCTGAAAGGCGACTACAGGTTCTGGCCGACCAATCAGGCGGTAGAACTCTGCGGCGGCGAGCAAGGAGCGCTGGTGTAGGCCATCAACGATGTCGCGGCGGGATTGAATGCTTGGGTGCATGTTCGCCTCCAGGGCGTAAACCGCATTAGCCAGATGCCAGGCACGGGCGACCAAACCCAGCCGTGAGACTGGCCTGGCATCTGCTAATGCGGTCTTTATGGTTTTAGGTAAGGGGGCAGGCGCCGGAACTGCCCGGCATGTATCTGTACTGGCCCGCTCGGGGCCCCGGATTCGCCTGCGATCTGCATCGGTAGATGCTTCTGTCGCTTTCTCTTGCTGCCAAGTTACGGCTTCCGGTTGCCACGCCGGTTATGTTTGCTTGGGCATGCAGAGAACATTGCGCAGAAGCATCTCCGATGCAGCCTCTTGCGAGGGATCGGGCAGTTAACGACAGGCTGTCGTGGCGCTGGTTTTTCGCTACTGCTTAAGCCGCGCTCTCTGTCTCGCGCTCTGCCTGAATCCGCTTCCAAATTTCTTCTCGGTGAACCGCAACATCTTCGGGGGCGACGATTCCGAGCTTCACTTGCTGTCCGCTAACGCTCAGCACCTGGATGCTGATGTCGTCATTGATGCGGATGGTTTCGCCTACGCGGCGGGTGAGTATCAACATGGTCCTTCTCCTTGTTTGATTTCCAATGCCGCCTCATAGAAGCGGCATCAGTAAATCTGTGGGTCTTTCCGCCGTGACCCGCTACTGGCGTCGGTCACTGGCATGGATCATCTGTTAAAGAACTATTGGGTCCAGTCGGTCCCTCTCGGGGCTGGGAGATCACTTCGCTGATCCCGGGCTATCTGGCGGCTTCACCAGTCGTGTGTCGGGATTCCTGATCCCTGTCGCTGCGGTGTGTCGCTGCGACAGGGTGTAAATTAGCAACTGCTAAATATTTACGCAATAGCAAATGCTAAATAATTTGCAGTGCCCACAAAAAAACCCGCTCAGTGGCGGGCCTCAGTAATTTTGTGTTCCGCTATTTTGTTACAGCTAAAACTTGTTTTAAGCCATTCATATCTTCGGTGGAAACAGATCCTTCGACCCCGCAAACCTGAAATTCAATCAGTTTGGCGGCTGCAAGGCGCTCTAGATTTTGACGATCAACACTCTTGGAGAATCGCTCAATAGATGCCGAGCCACCGCTGATTTCTGAGTAGGTCATCTCAAGATATGGGTCTGGCGCACCATCTACCAACCAGTAAGTATGGTGGCACTCCCTGTAGCGTGAGTGATCAGACACGGAAACAAGCTGAATATCGTAAGAATATGGTACGGCATGCCCCCTTGGATAAAAGACGGTTGCTGATAGAGAGAACGGCTCAACCCCTTGCGGCATGGAGCGCCACGAAACACTCCGAGCGCCTGAAAATCTATCCGTTTCGTCTTTGAGCACACCAGCGTTGATGACGCAGGAATAAAGCACGATGGCTGCTGACAATACGAAGCGCTTTTCCATTGACCCCTCCCATAATTAAGCCCGAACTCTACCATTCGTGGCGTACAGCCACCATTGAGTCGGGCAGACAACAAAAAGCCCGTTCCGTGGGGGGTTCATTAATGAAAGGGATAGACCAAAAGCTGGCAGCTCCAGTAACGATGGCTAACCTAGTTGTTTCTCGAACCAGTTAATTTGGAGCATTAATGCAGGGTCTGGATAAAGCTATGGCGTTTCAAGCGCTTCATTCGCGCAGACAACCACTTATCCTGCCAAATCCGTGGGACGCTGGCAGCGCAAAAATTCTGACATCTATGGGGTTTGAGGCATTAGCTACGACGAGTGCTGGTCTAGCGTTTAGCCTAGGCCGCCGAGATGCGGAGGGCGCTCTGTCGCGGGGGGAGATACTTGCCAATGCCCAAAGTATCGTTGAGGCAACCCATTTACCTGTCAGCGCCGACCTAGAAAATGGATTTGGAGACTCACCTGAAGAAGTTTCCAAAACTATCCGCATGGCTGCTGACATTGGGCTTGTTGGCGGTTCAATCGAGGACGCTACTGGTAACCCACAAGCGCCAATCTACGAGTTCAGTCTTGCGCTGGAGCGAGTTATCGCTGGTGTTGAGGCTGCGCGCAGCCTGTCACTCCCTTTTGTATTTGTGGCACGCGCTGAAAACTTCAGTGCCGGAATAACTGATCTGGACGACACAATCCGCCGACTTATTGCATTTGAACAGGCTGGAGCTGACGTTCTCTTCGCTCCCAGTCTTCCCAATTTAAATGCTATCAAGCTTGTTTGTGAGGCGTTACAAAAACCGGTCAACGTGGTGATGGGTTTGGCAGGCTCTACGCTCACAGTGGATGAACTTGCAGAGATTGGTGTCCGAAGAATCAGTCTTGGTAGCTCATTTGCCAGGGCCGCACTTGGTGAATTTATCCGCGCTGCGGAGGAGGTCAAAACCATGGGGACTTTCAATTTCGCCAACAACGCCATCAGCTTCCAAGAGGCTAACTCGCTCATGGCCCCCATTCAGAAAATCTGAGTCAGTAAGCTTTGGAGAGGCGCTTCGAGGATGATTCACTGGTCAATACGAATGCAAGTACTGGGCAGTGGCAATGCAAATGGGCGGTCAAGTCAATGCGATTACGCAAGCTCTACCCAATTGGATAGCACCTCCATCACTGCCGTAATGGCTAGCTGGTTTTCGTTGATCTTGAAGGGCAGGGAAGGGACTAGGTCGTGGTGTGGCATGGAAGATTCCTCCTTTTTGCGAGGAAAGCGTAGCAGACACAAAAAAGCCCGCCTGTTGGGGCTGGCGGCCAGCCGCGATCATGAGCTTGATCCATTTGGCACGCATGAATGGGCATGATCCGTATGCCTATCTCAAAGATGTATTGACGCGGCTGCCGACGCAGCGTGCCAGTGAGATTGATCAACTGCTGCCGCATCGGTGGATGCCCGCCTGAATCACGCAATGTGACTTCGGCGGACGCTTACGCCTAAATGGGTGTCCGGTTTCATTAGACCACTACACTAGTACATCGGCTTAAGGTATCAAACGCTCTTCACGCAATTTATCGAATACATCGAAAAATGCCTGATCGCTGGCCTGGTATGCCGTGAAACCCATGGCCCGGCTCTTCGACATGTCCGTGACCACTTCAATGGGACGCCCGAGGTCTGCATCGGCGTGCCATGGTGAAACCAAGCGGCTAATATCAGGTTCTTTCAGTCCGTGTTCAGCGACGATCTGACTCCAGACGGACTGGTCGTCGACCATCTGCGCTTCAAGTGGCGAAGGGGTTGCCGGGAATGCGCCGGCAGGCAGGTCGAAATAATTGGCGATCCTGCTCCACATCCATTTCCAGCGAAAAATATCGCCGTTGGTGATGTTGAACGCCTGATTGGCCGCTGAGGGTGTCGTCGCGGCCCACAGTTGTTGTTTGGCCAATTGGCGTGCATCCGTCATGTCGGTGAGGCTGTCCCATTGCACCCTTGATCCGGGAAACACAAAAGGGCGGCCGGTGTATTTACAAATGGTGGCGTAGACGGCGAGGGTGGTTGCCATGTTCATTGCATTGCCCACGGCGACACCGGTGACGGTGTGCGGCCGATGCACGCTCCAGGTGAAGCCGTCCTTTTGAGCAGCGGCGAACACTTCGTCCTCTTGGGCGTAGTAGAAATTTTCGATGTCCAAACGGCCTTGCTCTTCGCGGAACGGTGTTTGCGGAAGACTGCCTTTGCCATAAGATTCGAACGGGCCGAGGTAGTGTTTCAAGCCAGTTACCAATACCACGTGCTTAACACTTCCGGCTGGACGAATGGCATCCAGGACATTGCGCACCATAGCGGCATTGACACGAATGTTCTCGGCTTCTGTGGCTTGCCGCGACCAAGTGGTAATGAATACATGGGTAGGTTTCAAATCTGCCAGTGCATGTCTCAATGACGCCGGATCTTGAAGGTCTGCGGCCACCGGGATGACCCCCGGAGTCTGCGCCGGGTGACGCGAAAGCGCTGCGACCTGCCACTGGTTATCGATCAGTAACTGAGTGATGGCGCTGCCGACGATGCCGCTGGCGCCCACTACCAACGCTGTCTGGGTCATAAGATTCTCCGAGGTATAGTTTTCTGAACCCTTGCGCACATTAAAGGTTCAATCTAACCGGCTCATCTCACCCCGCCAATAGCGTCATTTCATACATATCAATGGCAAACACCAAGTGATCTACGACGTGCAGAAGCCCGGCAGCATTGGAGTTTGGCGCTTTGTTACATGCCCCATTCCATGTCCAGTCCGCGGGGAGCTGCCATGAAACATTTCATTTTCCTGTAGCACACCGACAGCGCCATTCGATAGGTGTACTCACCGGAGGCTTACGATTTGAGGGTATGGCAGACACAAAAAAGCCCGCGATGGGGAGGGCGAGCTTAAAGGGTCTTCACAAGGAGCCGGGATAGCCGAAAGGAGAGGTATCGGTCGTCTATGATTTCACGAGACAGGCCTGTGAGAGAGGTATCGCAATGATTCAATGCAAACGCGCCTACAGCCCCGCAGACATCAACGATGGTTATCGGGTGCTGGTTGATCGCCTGTGGCCACGCAACTGTCGTAAGGAGCAGTTGCCGCTGGATGAATGGCTGCGCGATGTTGCGCCTTCAAACGAACTGCGGCGAGCGTTCAAACACGCCGAATTTGGCTTCGAGACCTTTCGTGCCCACTATCAGAAAGAGCTAGCTGCAAGACCGGAACATTGGTGGAAACTGCTTGAAAGAGCCCGAACCGGTACGCTCACGCTGATTTACTCGGCCAAAGACGAGCAACATAACAATGCCCAGGTCCTAGCGCAGTGGCTGGAAGACGAACTTGATCGGGGCGGGAGCCCAAGCTCCCCGGTGTGTTATGCAGGGGATCTTAATTAGGCTCGCTCACAGGCGGGCTCTCTGCGAGAGCGAAGTGGCGTGCTATTCACGCCTGAGACCAGCAAGGGGTCAGCCGGTCAAGAACCTAGACTAGCTCGCTCGGTGGCGGGGAGGGCATCAGTCCGGTTCTTGGGCCTTTAATTTAATAACCCTTGCTTGATGTGCGTAGCGTTGTTTCGGTCAAGTGTGTCAGAGGGTGAGTATTCGGGGGAGGGAATAGCTTCGTCTCCAGTCGAGCGCTGCAGCGGGTAAAAAAATGGCCCGCGTGCGGGCGGGCCTAAAGGGAATTCTGTAAAGGAGTAAGAGTAATTTGCGCTCTATTCTGTGAATGCTTGGTGAAAAGCATGTCGCAGATACGAAAAGCTCGGCGCAATGATTGGGCTCTTGCTGAAAAAGAAAAAGCCCGCATATGCGGGCTTAAAGTATTCGTGAAACGTAGTTGCCTGAATCAAATCTCGGCGCCAATCCGGCGCTCAGAAACGGGGCCAAATCCCTTTGGCTGAGGTCATTGTGCTCGGCGAGTGTTGCATGGGTGTGACAGGCGCCAAAAGCCTGCTTAGTGGCGGGCTCATTGCTTAGCTCTGTGAGTTTTGGCTTCCATAGGGAGCCCTACCGATTGAAGCGTTCGACCAAAGAGTACTGAATTGCAGCAGTCTTGGTTAGTTCCTTGCTTAGCTCAGCTGAGCTATGGGCTTGTTCCGAAGTTTGATCTGCAAGCTGGGCGATAGTAGTGATGTTACGGCTAATCTCCTCGGCGACAGCGGTTTGCTCTTCAGTTGCAGCAGCAATCTGGGTAGTCATGTTGGTAATGTGTGAAACAGCTTCGCTGATACCTACCAAGGCCTTGTCTGCTTCAAGTACCCAGGCCACGCCTTCTTCTGCCTGACGATGACCACTCTCCATGGTCTTTACAGCGTTGCTGGATGACGTCTGGAGCTTGGTGATCAAATCATGGATCTGGGTGGTGGATTGTGATGTGCGCTGTGCCAGCTGACGAACCTCATCAGCTACTACGGCAAAGCCCCTTCCCATATCGCCGGCACGTGCAGCTTCGATGGCAGCATTGAGTGCTAGTAGGTTGGTCTGGTCAGCGATGCCTTTGATCACGTCAACCACGGTGCCAATGTCGTTACTATCTTTGGCCAGTTGTGCAACGGTCCGCCCAGTCTCGCCAACTACTGCCGAGAGTCGTTCGATTGCCTCACGAGTATCTCTTGCAACTTCACGGCCGCGTCCGGTCAGCAGATTAGCTTCTTGGGTTGCATCAGCAGTACGCTGGACATGACTGGCGACTTCTTGTGTGGTCGCCGCCATTTGATTGACTGCGGCAGATACTTGTTCTGTCTCGATACGCTGGCGATCAAGCCCCTGTGAGCTATCGGCAGCTAAGGCATCGGATCTTCCTGCAAGGCTACTGAGTTGCTCTGCGGTATCTTGCAGCCGAGTAAGGCAGGTCTTCAGGCGCGCAGCTTGACTGATAAAGGCAGTTTCCAAACGTGCCTGAGGCCCGCTCTCGTCGCTGTACATTTTTGCAATAAGTTGATCGGAAGTTGAGCTCTCAGCCATATGTAGCAGGCGCTTTGTTCCTTGCTTTTGCCAGTACGAGATCATCAGTCCCAGGGGGACGGATAAACCGGCTGCGACGACAAACGCCAAGGAAGGGGCAAGTAGCAGACCGCTTAAAGTACCCACTAAACCCATAGCAATAAACGGCAGGCAAGCCAGTAAGGCGGGTTGCCAATTATCTCGGCTGGAGACGGCCGATTTTCCCTTGCTGATACGTTTGTAGAGGGCTTCAGCGCGGCGGATCTGTTCGGTCGTCGGCTTGACCCTGACGGACTCAAAACCAACCACCTGGCGGCCTTCGAAAATAGGCGTCACGTAGGCGTTAACCCAGTAGTGGTCACCATTTTTCGAACGATTCTTGATGATTCCCATCCAAGGGCTGCCTTGCTTAAGAGCAGTCCACATGTGGGCAAATACGGCGGAAGGTACGTCGGGATGACGGACGATATTTTGAGGGGCTCCGATTAAGTCGGCTCTATTAAAGCCACTAATTTCTACGAAGGCGTCATTACAGTAAGTAATCATACCGCGAGTGTCTGTCGTAGAGATTAGTTTCTGCTCTAGAGCAAGCGTGACTTCACGTTGCGTAATTGGTTGATTGTTTCTCATTCCTACTGCCCCCTAAGTACTATAGGGAGGCCATCGGCAGAAACTAATAAATGATTAGGATTTGTTTCTAAAAAGACACATGGTGATAAAGGTATTTATTAAATTTTTGTAGCGGAAAAATTGTAATAGCCAGGTGAAACACAGATGCGCGTCAGTCTTATTAGCAAACCGCTGCAGGATGTTGTGAGCTCACAACAAGGCCAGTAGCTGAGGGAGTTGGACGGCCATGTTACTTAGGTCTCTAGTCGTCCATGCTTTTCGGATGAAGGTCCGAGATTCAATAGGTAGAATCGTTCATCAGTTCAGCAATTCCACGAGTAATAAACTCGAGGTTGTCATCGAGAGTGGCCAGGGCCTCTCGAGCATGTCTGGCTACATCCTCCGATCCTCGAGCTTCAACCCAGTTGGATAGTTCCTCCACCGCTGCAGCAATGGCTAGCTGGTTTTCGTTGAGCTTGAAGAGCAGGGAAGGGACTAGGTCATGGTGCGGCATGGAAGATTCCTCCTTTTTGCGAGGAAATTGTGGCCAGCAAAAAGACCCGCTGCTAGCGGGCCAACGCCGGGCAGGAGGGGGGAGTACGCCCGACATAAGAAAGTGTAGGTAGCCTATGCGGGATAGCAAGTAGGCGAGCAAACGGTCATAGCAGCCACAAACAGGGCCAAATCCTTTTGGCTTGTCCCACTATGCTTGGATGGTGTTACCAGCATGTGACGTACTCACTCTTCCGGGTCTGTCTCACTCTCTGGCACCCATCTAGCTATCAAGTCGACTAGCAGCTCGGCAATAGCGTCACTGTTGTCTGACAGCGTCTCAAGGTGCTCGTTTATTCGATGACATGTTTCTACGGAGCCTCGCTGATCGATCCAGAGTCCAATTTCTTCAATAGCTGAGCCCAGTGCGTTGATATTTTGATTCAAGCGGCTGAGCAGGGCAGGGGTTGGATCATCAGGAAGGGCTGCCATGGTGTCTCCTCTGGTTGATGAGGAAAGCGTAGCAGACACAAAAAAGCCCGCCCGAGAGGGGGCGATGACATCAAATTCTGTACAGTTCGGCGGAGTACATGGGCTCTAGCCCTTATAGCCATTCAGATGAAATCTCATGTCGCCCGTGAACTCCAGCAGAGAGTAATCGCGAAAGGAAAAACGCCACGTCTGGCCGACACGCTCGAATTCGTCGTGGTAACGACCCGCAGCGATTGGTTGCAGTGGGAGTTCTTGGGTTGCCTGAAGGACTGTGTAGTAGGAACGTATCGTCGCCTTGCCTGAGTCTTCATCGATTTCTATGATCGGATTGCTGATGACATGTTTTGTTCGCGGAGTCCCGCAAGGGTAGATTGTTACGTGTTGCTTCCAGATGAGCAGCAGGTCAGCCGCGTTAAGAAAACTTTCGCGGCTCTGGACCTTGATGCGCGCATGCTGGAAGAGGGCTGCGGCACCTTTAAAATCACCCCCGTCCATTCTTTCGGCGTAGCGGTAGAGCAGATTGGTCAATTCGATAGCGCTATTGCTCATCACACTCATCCTTGCTCGCGAATGGATACTGGGTTTGGTGGGCACCAGCATCCGATTAGGCGCCTTATGTGCAATGAATACTCAGGCAGCATCAAATACATAGTGAAACGCAACATCATCCTTTTGGGCGATCACTCGGCGAGCTTCTCGAGTTACAGACACAAAAAAAGCCCGCCTGTGGGGGACAGGCGGGCCAGTACCGAGAGGTTGGAGCCTCGACTCGGTGTTTGGAGTCTAGGCGGGGGGCGGGGGATTGCAAGGGGTTACAAGAAGTCCGGCGCTGGGCTGGGCTTGAAACATCATTGAACGAGGCGAAGTGCTCCCTTCTTGGCTGTTGGAGGCAAGATCGAGGTGTTCGAGATGGAGAGGGGGGTTAGCCCAAAAATAATTGGTGTCAGGTCGTCCCCTCCAACCTTCAGCTCCTCTGCAATAGCGCGCATCGATTTACCCTGATCTCTCAATATTCCAAAAACTTTCTGAAGAATTTGTGACGTCTCCTTCGGGGCTGGGTCAATCTCTCGGGTGCGCGCACCACGAGTGGATAAGTCTATACAAATGCCTCTATATAACCATTCAGTAAGAATGCCAGTACTATGAAGCCTATATGCCAGTGCCATAGCTGAAACATTCCAGATTTTTTTGAACTCTATAATGTCGGCGGTGGAACGGCATCTCCAGCCACTAGCTAGAATGCTTTCTTTTGGCATAAGCAGAGCCGAAGCAAATGCATTCGCTTCGCTTTCTACTTCTTTCCCCTTGTTTTCACCATGGCGATGAAGTACGAGATGTCCTAGTTCGTGTGCAGCGTCAAAACGGCTAGACTCAGAGGACTTTTTTGTGTTTAAAAACACAAAAGGAGTTGACCCGCGTCTCCAGCAAGAAAAAGCATTAACTTGGCTCGTTTCTTCCGCTAATGAGAAAACCCGTACACCTTTCGATTCAAGTAAGTGAATCATATTCTTTATTGGAGCCTGGCCTAGGCTCCATTCTGCTCTAACTGCTTCCGCTGCCATCTCAGGGTCCAGGCCTGTGCAGTCCGGAACGCTAGCTATTGGTAAATTGAATTTACTGTCTATCCAGTCGCTCAGAAGATATGCGATGCCCCCAGCAGCCAGTGCGGCGTCTCTCTGGCTTGCGGTCATGCGTGAAAACGATCTGAAACTTGCGTTTTGATCTGTCGGGGCCTCCACGTCGTCGCCACTAAAAAAATCTACCGGAAACCCTAATGCGGTGGCCAGCCTCTCAAGACTTTCCTCCGTGGGTGTGGAGTTTGAGCTCTCATATGACGACAGGGTCTTACTAGTTAAACCAGAAAGATCCGCTAGGTATTTTTTTGACCATCCACGCCGCTGCCGAGCCATTAACAGCCTTGCAGGGTTAAAGTTTTCTGTGTTGCTCATGCTTTCGGAGTGACCATAATGTCTAAATCTGGGCTTGGTTCTGGCATCTGATAATCAGTTGGCGCGTTAAAATCTATCTGCGGCAAAATAAATCTAGGCTTCCAGTCATCTACCTTTCCATTTTCTCCCATGTTTATTGGGCGAGAAAGCTCATAGTTAACGACTTTGTTATTGATGTCGGCATGAAATAAAAGCACCCATAGTGTCTGCTCTGTGGCCTCGACCAATACTTGACGCTCGTCGCGACTTACAGGAAACATATCTTGCTGAGCAGCATTAAAGTGAACGCTTTTGACAGTGCGATTACCTCGTTTGTTACGGGTCAGGGGAGTGCGGTGGGGGTTCCCGGTGTGGATATCCCCCCGCATCACTGTGATGGCATGCTTTCCATCAGGTGAAACGATTCGTGGCTGGTTACTCGGGTCGCTTGGAGTCCAGCCTTTGCTGATCAAGTGAGCCCTGATAGCTTCAGTAGCATAAATCCAGCCAAGAGTCCCTCCTGAGCCGTTGGGTTGCAATTTTCCGGCGGAAAGCACCTTCTGATAATACTGGGTTGCTGTAGCGTAAAGATCCTTCGCGCTCACACCCAAGAGGAGCTCAACCGCTTGCTCTGGTGGCAAGTGGGGGATAGACGTAAGCTGATTTCTTTGCATGGTGGCCGCCAAAACTAGAGGTGTTCCGCTTTTTATACATCATTTGATGTGTAAAAAACAGAACACCCTCTGATTGAGCAGCAGAAAAGTGACCTTTCCGACGAATCGGTCTCAAGCCCCATCTCGAATAATCTTTCTCGCTTTCACCTCGTCCGCATATCCCGCCAGCCGATCCTCCCCAGCCTGAAACACGGCGCACATCTTCAGCACTGCCTGCGCATCCGCCTCATGCCCGGACTGACTCAGGCGCTCAGCGATCCTCTTCAGCTCTACGGCTGACCACTTCAGGTCGGACGCGATACCCTGGAGGTCGCGCTTTAAGTCATGATTGGGCTGGGTGAGGGGCATGCGAGTCTTCCTTCAGTTTTTTGTAGCGTTAGATCACTGAACCTTGGCGCTCTTGATGTCACTAATGATTTGCTTCGCAATAGCCTCAACCTGCTCTTGAGTCATGGCCGACATAACGCCCTCCCAAGCAGAGGAGGATGTGTCGTAGGTCCGAGTGCCGATCAGCTGACCCGATTTCAAGTCAGTAAAGTCTGCGCTGGAGTTGACCCAGGCATTGCCTACCATCACACCAGCGCCATAGCGGGAGCCTGGTGTTAGGTATCTAAAGTTGGTCACGTTGACCTTGATGCCAACGCCGTCTTGTCCGCTTGGACTTGAAGCTTGAGCCTCTGACAGGCGATATCCAGCTTGGGTAGCCTCATATTGCAAAGCTTCCTTCCATTCCTGCTTCAATTGAGGCCAGTCTTCATTCTGTTGAACCTTGCTGGTTCCTTGAAGGTTAAGGACCAAGTTTCGTTTGGCTGAATCTTGAATTGCCAGCGCCTCAGTTCCACCACTTTTTACAGACGCAGCACAGCCGCTCAGCATTGAAAGGGCAAGAGCGCAGGGTAGGGCAAGTAAGATTTTGCTGCTGTTCATTGAATTTCCTTATCCACAAAAATTAATACAAACCAAAAGGGTTGCGCCAATCAAGATCATCCGGCCGATGTACTAGTGATGACTCCACCCTTCACCTCATCCGCATACCCCGCCAGCCGATCCTACCCAACATGAAACACGGTGCACATCTTCAGCACTGCCTGTGCATCCGTCTCATGCCCCGGCTGGCTCAGTCGCTCAGCGATTCTCTTTAGCTCGACAGCTGATCACTTCAGGTCTGAGGCGACGCCCTGGAGGTCGCGCTTTAGGTCTTGTTCTTCTTTATTGAGCGCCATGAATCCCCCAGAAAGTTATTACCACGCCAAATCACTCAGTCTTCGTTCTGGTGATGACTCCCACCTCAACCTCTCCCGCACATGCAGCAAGTCGGTCAACTTCCCCATACAGCCGACCAATCACTTTCATCAGCTCCAATGCATCGGTGCCGCTGAGTCGACTTGCCACTCGCCCCAGATCAGCGCAGGCCCCCTCGAGGTTGAAGGCAGACTCTTTCAGGTCGCGGTAGGGGGGTCTGGTTTAGTTTGGTGAGGGGCATATATCCTCCCGAAATCATCGTTGAACTAGGTCACCGAGTTTTTATCCTTGTGATGACTCCTGCCTTCACCTCATCCGCTAGCGCCGCAACCCGGTCTGCATCCTCATACAGCTTCGCAATCAGCTTCAGGACGGCCGCTACTTCAACATCTCGGCAGTCCTTGGTGATTCTGAGTACTTCGTCTGCGGCTTGCTCAAGGCCAAACCCTAGATCCTTCAGTTCGCGGCGGAGCTCTTGATTGGGTTTGGTGAGGGGCATAGGGCGATCTCCTGGTTGCAAATGAACAGGGAGAGGATCAGTGGCAGTGCCGAGTTCCGGCTTGTTTATCGTTATGGCATCCCTGCTTATCGGTGCGCCCGCCGTGCGCGATAGCGGATACAGAGGTTATCGCCAGTGCAGCAGCCAGTATCAAGGTGATGATTTTCATGACGCACTTCCTGTGGTGATTGAAAGGCTACAAATCCCCGCCGCGCCAGATGACTCGGCTAAGGATGCGATGCTTTGCCATTAAAGTCTGCGGGCGTTCCAAGCAAGTAGGACTCGCGCATGCACGACCAGAGACTCTAGCTCCGCACCCTTGATGTCGTAGGTCGGGAAAGCCTCGTTATCTGAAATCATACGAATCATTTTAGGCAGTCGCTGCAATCGCTTGATGTAGAGCATTCCGTCGAGGGTGAAGGCATATACGCCATCAACCACAACCTCAGTGATGCCTTTATCGACAATCAACGGATCTCCGCTTGAAAACGTAGCCCCCATGCTTTCGCCGAAGCCTGTGATGACTGCAAGGTTTTCGACGCGAGTGTAATTAATGCCTTGTTCGCGCAAATACTCGCTGCGGACAGTGATATTTCTGACTGTCTCGATGTATTCCTTGGGGACTACTTGGCCTGGCCCCATAGAGGCCCTCACGTCATATTGAGGGATGGTGATAAAGCTCGAACCTGAGGCTTTTTCCTGTGAGCCGATGATCAATAGGTTGTTCTCCCCGTCATCATCCGCCGACTGTGCAGGCGGAGAAACGAGGGTCCCAGAGACCAAACCAATCTTTCCTTCAAGCGTTGCGGCGGCCTTTTCGCCTAGCTTCCTATGTCCATTCAAAAGCTGCGAAAGGTACGAGGCATCTAGCCCGTACTCATTCGCAAAATCTTTTTGGCTTGCCCGCCCCATGACTCGGCGCAGAGCTTTGATTCTAAGTTCATTGATATCCATCGACTAATAATCGCTTTCCGTTAGCATTCAGTAAATTACTATTTGCTATTGTTTGTTGCATTAGCAGTTGCTAATCTGATGCCTTCTAGGAGGCACATATGAATCTGCACGAATACATCAAGCCGCTCGAGAAAGATGATCTGGACAGCTTTGCCGCTCGCTGCGGAACGAGTGCGGGGCAGTTAAAGCAGGTTGCTTATGGCAATCGCCGTCCGAGCGCCGGGCTTTCTATCTGTATTGAGCGAGAGTCGAAAGGTTCTGTCGTTTGCGAACAACTGCGTCCAGACATTGACTGGGCTTACCTGCGAAGCACGCCAGGAAACTCTAGTCAGGCCGCCTAAAACAACACCTACAGCCGCGCTGCGAAACAAATTTTCGCCCACTCCCTGGCAGGGCGCCACGGAAACAGACTTGAGGTTTTACGAATGGAAGATTTCCTGCGGGCCTGCCAGGGCGCTGTTCTGGATAACGAGGCGAAAACGCTGGCAGCAAAGATGGGTGTTGCGCATGTAAGCCTGCTTCAGCGCGCCAACCCGGACAACGATGCTCATCACCTGACGATTGAGCATTTGTACGGGATCTTGTTGCACACCGGCGACATGCGACCGCTTGCGGCGTTGGCCAATGAGTTTGGCTTTGATCTGATATCGAGATCAGCACCGGAGCCGCAAGCACTCACCAAGTCGCTGATCAATGTCTGCAAGGAAGTGGCCGACCTAACCATCGCAGTTCACCAGGCCCTGGATGACGAGCACGTCAGCAGCTTCGAAAAGAGCTTGATTCGCCAAGAGATCAATCAAGTTCGTCAAAGTCTCGATGTGATGGATACGTCGGTTAAGGCTGCCTGAATTTCAGGCACAAAAAAGCCAGGTTCGTGGCCTGGCTCATTGCTACAACTTGCGAGGCAATAATGAATCCACAAGTTATCCCCGTCAATACCCCTTCAAGTGTTGCGACACGTATTTCTGATTCAGAAAACGTGTCGCGCACCAACTCTAGTTTTCAGGGAGTCACGCAATGACCTCTGAAAACATCGTCCAGCTCAATAGCAGCAGGGGATTCACCCGGATGGACAATAGCCTCATGGAGGCTTTGGCTACGGTTGACCTGCCAGCGCGCGAACTGCGCGTTGTCATGGCCATTGCAAGACAGACCATCGGCTATCAACTCGAAACCAAACGCCTGACTGCTGACGAGATCGGCAAGTTCACCAACATGCGCCGTGACGTGACTTCGAAAGCGATCAGTCATCTGCTTGAGCGCCGGATTATTTATCGGATTGGCGGAAGTCGTGGCGATATCGGCATTTCGCCTATCCGTGAATGGTCATTCTACGAAGAAAAAGAACAACGTCTCACTGAGACCAAAACGTCTCACTCAGACAATATCGTCTCACTGAGACCTGATGCGAGTGAGACCAAAACGGCAACTTGCCTTCTTTATACAAAGAAAGAACCCCTATTAACTCTTTCTTCGAAAGAGATTAATCCGCCCCAAGCAAAACCAGCTCCAGCGAGTCCTGATCGCAAGACTCCCTTCGGTATGACTCAGTTGCTCGCCGACAACCCGCATGACGTCCCGGAGCAACTGCTGGCCGACTGGCTGACTCAGCGTAAGGCCAAGCGCGCCGCTGTGACCGCCACCGTCTGGTCAACCGTGAACACCGAACTGGCCAAGTGCGCAGAGGCTGGGATCACGGCAGCCGACGCGATAACCGAAGCGTTGAACTCTGGCTGGCAAGGATTCAAGGCCTCTTGGGTGATCAAGCGCCTGGCAGAATCTGCCCCCGCTCCAGTCGCCCAGTCCCGTCACACGGGCTTCGATGAACGCGACTATACCGCTGGCCTTATCCAGCGTGAGGATGGTTCCTATGCGATCTGAACTTATTCAACCAGCCAGCGACTTGCCGCCCGGCACCCGAATGCAGCCAGCAGAGTGCGAAACCCACGGGACTTACGAGCAGAAAGTTTTCCCTTTGCTTGGCAAGGAACTGAGAAGCGGCTGCCCTGAGTGCGGTCGTGCCATTCGCGAGAAATCCGAAGCCGTCGAACTGGCCAACAAGGCGATGGAGCTCCGCGCGACCATGGAGCGCAAGCTTGGTGCTGCGCTGATCCCGAAGCGCTTCGCAGGCAAAACTCTCGATGGTTACGTCGCCACCACTTCCGAACAACGCAAGGCTCTAAACACATGCCGTCGGTATGCGGCTGAGTTCTCGCAAATCTCCGAGTCCGGCCGGTGCTTGCTGCTGCTTGGTAAGCCTGGCACCGGCAAGACGCACCTCTCCGTGGGCATTGCCAACGAGATCATGGCCAAGTCGAGCGCCACTGCCGTTTACCGAACAATCGGCTCGGTTCTGCAGGCCATCCGTGCCACCTACGACCGTACCAATGAGCAGAGCGAAAGCCAGATTCTGTCGAGTCTGATCAGCCCTTCGTTGCTCATCCTGGACGAGATCGGCGTCAGCAAGGAGAAGCCCAGCGACTTCGAGTTGACCACGCTGTTCTCAATCATTAACGGCCGGTACGAAGAGATGCGCTCGACGGTGATTGTTTCAAATTTGGACGGCCAGTCGCTGCCAGCTGCAATCGGCGAGCGCTGTATTGATCGTCTGCGGGAGGGCGGGGTAATCGTTATTCCGTTCGAGTGGGAATCACAACGTGGCAAGGAAGGTTTCTGATGGCTGACGACGTCGATTTTGCAGACGAGCGTATTGAAAAAGAACTGGCCTCAGCCCTTGCTGCTCGCGTGGTTTACCGCGGCGAAAGTGCACATGAGTGCGAGTGTGGTGAAGTGATTTCAGAAGGGCGTCGCGCTGCTGTGCCGGGTGTTCAGAACTGCATTACTTGCGCTGAGCGGGCTGCACTGAAACTGCGGGGTGTTCGTCGTGGCTGATCATTCCGAGTTGATGCGACTGGTTGAGTCACTGAATCGCGCTATCGAGCAGGCTGAACATAAACCTGGCCAATGGGCTGAGACAGCTCAAAGCATGGGCGGCATCTGCTGCGCGGACGAGCCGTTTCAAATTGGCAAGCCTTGGGCCAAGGAAGAACCGTGGGCTCACTTCAGCTACAAGCGCGATTCATGGCTGGCAGTTGCTGCAGTCAATGCGTTACCGCAGTTAATGGCCTTGATCGCCGAGAACGAGGCGCTAAAAGGCTTATACCGAATGCATCAGCAAACCGAGACCCGCGAGATGCGAGACCTCAAAGCCGAAATCGCAGGCCTCAAGACCGGATACGAGGCCTTTGAGCAGGTTAACGCGGGGTTGAAGGCTGAGGCTGAGGGGCTGCGCAAGGATGCTGAGCGGTATCGCTTTGTTATCGACTGCCCAATACGCACGATGGTTGCGCTTGGACGAAAGGCACACGAGGAGGGCTTCGACCTATCGGTGGAATGTGACCGACTTATGGGCAAAGGAGAGCTGTCATGACTATCGACGTCAGCACGCTGACTATCCGCGAGGTGGCGCACTACAACGGCGGCAAAGCATTTTTCGCATATGGGTATGAATGCGTCCAGCATCCGCGCCTGACGCTGTTCAAGCGGTTCGACCGTAAGACGAAGCAAGTAACGAATACCTGGCGCGTGGACGGCGCGGACCAGTCAAGCCTTGAGGCAGCTGTTCAGGTGCTGGAGGCTGGCAATGACTGACAAGATCAGCGTGAACTGCCAAGCCAAGCTCTCTGAGGCCATCACATGCCTGACCACCATGTACCGGGAGAAGAAGTTCGTCGTGGTCTCCCTGCGTCCGGGAAAGGACCGTACGCTGGATCAAAACGCTTTGTGGTTTGGGATGTACAAGCGCATTTCCGAAATGACCCAAATCGGTGACATCGAGGAGGCTCGCCGGTACTGCAAGCTGCACTTCGGCGTGCAGATTCTGCTGAATGAGGACGAAGACTTCCGCGCCGCCTGGTACCGGACCATGCGTCACCTGTCTTACGAGGAGAAGCTGGACCTCATGGGCGGGAACGCACTTTTCGGGCCTGATGGCTTCCCGGTAACACGTCTGTTCAATCGTGCTCAGGGCGTGGCGTACACCGATCGTATCGCCGCGGAGTTCACGGCCAAGGGAGTGGTGTTCACGGATTTGCTCAGCAAGGAGGCCGCATGATCGCCAAGCAGCCCAAGCCGAAGACATGCCGCAACGCCGCGTGCTCGATCAAGTTTGTTCCGCAGCGCCTCGGGCAGGCGGTCTGCAGCCCAGCCTGTGCACTGGCCACCAAGGATGTGAATCAGCAGAAGGCGCGCAAGTCGCTGGCTCAGGTTGAGCGCCGTGAGATCAAGGTGCGAAAGGAGAAGTTGAAGAGCAGGGCGGACCACCTGCGTGAAGCCCAGGCTGCGGTAAACGAGTTCATCCGTCTGCGTGACGGGCACCTGCCATGCATCAGTTGCGACTCGCAGCCCAACGATCACGACCTTATGACTGGCAGCCGCTGGGACGCAGGGCACTACAGGTCAGTCGGCGCCTGTCCGGAGCTGCGCTTTGAGCCGCTGAACATCCATCGTCAGTGTGTGAGGTGCAATCGCAACCTGTCGGGGAACGCAGTCGAGTACCGCATCCGCCTGGTGCTTCGCATCGGCGCCGAAAAGGTGGATTGGCTTGAAGGGCCTCATCGCGCCAGCAAGTACACCGTAGATGAGATCAAGGCCATCAAGGCCGACTACCGGGCAAAGACCAGAGAACTGAAGAGGGCGGCAGCATGAAGATCAACTCCGCGCGGCAGGCTTGGCATGATTGCACCTACAACCCAGCTCCTGGGCAGTCTTCGGACGTAGTTCAGTTGGGGGTAGTGGTGCAAGCCTCTGAGCATGGCCCAACCGCAAACCATGCCATGCATGGAGCGCTGGCAGGACATATCCAATCTGCGATCGCAAAACTACACCCTCAGGTCCGGCTGTTCGGTGAGTATATGTACGCCGCTGATCGTGACGATGACATTCGCGAGGCAGCGGAAGAGTTGATCTTTGGCATGGTGGTGTCGAAGTCGAAACGCATGACCTCGACCAAGCGGGAAAAGCTGGAGTACGTGGTAAAGGGCGTGATGTGTCGATATCGGTATATGCACCAGGGCGGGCAATCGGCAAACGATGACCCTATGATTAAGCCTGAGGCGTTCCGTGCATGGCTGCTTGCTGAGTACGGGGTGCGTTTGGAGTCTTTCAATTGGGATCGCGATTGGGAGTCTGTAGTGCGCCTTGCTTTCGACTGCTGTGAGGATGTCGACCGCATGGCTTTGAGCCCCATTGGCGCGGTTATTTATCAGATGAAAGAGGCTGCTTGACTTCCCGTGCGGCTGACGGCATCATTTCGCCATAGTTAGTATTTTGCCTACGGCAACTTGCTAAAAGAAACCCGGCCTCTGCGTCGGGTTTTTGCATTTTTTGAGTTGTGATTTTTGAGCTGGCAGTGGTGTGCTATCGTAAGAAAATCACTGGAATCAGTATCTTAAAGGGATTTTATGCACTCGTTTTTTTTGAAGACTTTTGGCGGTCTTACGACTAGCTATTATGTCCGTCAGTTTATTTTCGGAGCTATATTCGCAGCTTTGATCCTCTCGTTAGTGTCCAGCAGCCCTACCGGTTTCACAGGTAAATCGGGGGTGATTTTTATGTCGATCGTGTGCACGGTTCTTTATCCGTATTCGCGATTCGTTTATGAAAGTGTTGTGGGCTACATCATGGGTGATAACGTATTCTTCGTGAATGCCATCCTGATGCTGATGGTTAAAGTGTTCACTATGGCCATGTGCTGGTCATTGGCGATTTTCGTGGCGCCTGTTGGCCTTGCGCACCTTTACTGGCGTAACAGCCGACAGATTTCTCAGTAAGAGAGATCAGAGCATCGAAACCCGGCCACTGCGTCGGGTTTTTCCTTTTCTGGAGTTAAAATTACCTGCGATATCCGTGTAGTATCACTTTGGCATCATTTTTCTAGCCAAAGACTATAAGGATATGGGTGTGAACAGAGCTACATTTTCGATTTTGCTTTCTTTGACTTGTGCTTCGGCATTAGCAGACACCAATGAATGGCAATCTGGCTGGGGGCAAGGGAAGACTGAGTTTTTTGCCGGTGATGAGGCGCAGAGCTACTTAAACTTTGCCTGTGACGCGGACGATGAGACGAGTCCCGTGAGTGCCTCCGCAACTATTGCGGGTAAGGCGTTCGACTCACACAACGACAATGGTGGTTTTGACGTGATTGTCGATGGTGTTGAGTACAACAACCCATTTTACGTCGAATGCAACGCTTGTTCTGGATACTTCCCTGAGTTTTGGGCCGCAATGCGGAAGGCCAAGAGCATTCAGTTGAAGGCTGGGGGATTAACCAGTTCGATCCCGGTCAAAGGTTTTAGCAAGTTAACCAAGTCTTATGCTTCGAAGGAGAACCCTTGCGGGACTGGAGCCTGGTAGTTACTCTGTTTTGAGAGCCCCGCCATCATGCGGGGTTTTTTATTGTCCAAAGAAAATCGACTCCCTGTTTCTGCTCCATATCTCGGCCCAAGCATAGACTTGGGCCTTTTCGTTTTCGGCCTCGCCACACCCATTGCTTCGAGTCGGGAGTGCTGTTGGGGCTGATTCAAATCCAAGCATGCCCCACGGAGTCGAGCGCATGGATTCTCTGCACCGCCTGCTCGATAGGCTTGACCTCCTGATAGCGGGTCTATTTGGAGTCATCGTCGCCAGTTGGTGGCACAAAGACGACCTGACCGATTGGCGGGCCTGGATGATCTTTTTGATCACCGGGGTTTCCTGCTCGCTGTACCTGACGGGAATGGTGAGCGCTTACCTCGGCGTAACTGAGCCAAGCATCGTTGCTGGAATCGGCTTTCTGCTGGGCACGTTCGGCGGCTCGCTCCTGGCAGCAATCAATCGAGCCATCAAAGCAGCCGACCTTTGGGCGCTTATCCGCCAGAGGTTCGGGGGAGGCAGAAGCGATGAGCCTTGATCTGATCAACTCCATAGCCTGCGGCCTGATCGCCTTGTGGGCGTTCTGGTGTGTGGTGAGCGGGAGGGTGCGGGACGGCATCCTTGGCAAGCTGATCTATTCGGTCATCGCGATCAGCGGCTTTGTCGTGATGGCTCGAAACCAGAACATTTTCCTCGCACCGACTACCGCAGGCACAACGCTTCTTGTGTTCCTGGCTCTGGCCGGCCTACGCCATATCTTCATGGTCATGTACTGGCAGCGGGTTAAAGCCTGGCTGTGCAGAACGCTGAACTGTGAGCAGTGCATGGGCTGCGACAAGCAGAAGTAATCCGCGTCACGTTTTACAACTCAACGAATTGTGTCGCGACACGTGGTAAGGAGCCCCTTGTGCCGGCGAGCATATTGACGAGTTAGCTCAGGAGTATTTGGGCTGTAAAGTGTGGAGGCGCTCAGAATTGAGCCTTTCACACTCCACGTTCGCTTCTACTCGTGTTGTGAAGACTGGCTTCAACCGCTGTTTATCCTGATTGTCGTAGAGGTTGAAGCCTTGCTTTACAGTTTTGCTGTAGTAGCGGCCACGCTCCAGTACGCACTCAGTCTCCATAGGAGTTGCCGGAACAACTACGTATCTAGAGAACATTCTCATCCCCTTGGGTGTCATTGTTGTGAGGTGACGAGGGTAAGGGATAGCGGCTATTGGCCATTAGCTCAAGAAGCTGTTGTTAGCATCCGACGAACAGTTTGCTGAAACGAAAAAGCATTTAAATTCAAAGACGTAACTGATACTCAATCGTGCGATATGGATGTGTTAAGTTATGATCAAGGTTCTGGAGTTCAAGCGCGAAGACTGGCGTGACGCCGCCAAAACGCTGCGCAAGATTGCTGATGACCTCGATGCCGGCGAGCATCCCGATTGTACTGTTGGCGCCTTAACCCTGATCGGCCCAAAAGGCGAGGTCACGGTGTTCGGGCTTGGGCCGAAGTGCGACGACCTCCAATGTTTGGGTGCTATGCGCCTGGGTGAGCAGAAGCTGATTGATGTGCTGCTGGAGCAGGCCGACTGAGCGTTCGGCAGGTGTAATTGCTACTAGGTGTTGCTGTGATGTTGAAATGACATCTGTCGGCCTCATATTGCTTGGTACACCTCTATGCATAAGGAATAACAATATGTCTGGTTTTCAGAAGGGCGATGTGGTGCAACTTAAAAGCGGCGGGCCAAAAATGACCATTCAGGATTTGGGCGACTACGGTCCAACCGGGCCTGAGGACGGCGCGTCATGTGTATGGTTTGAAAAGGACAAACGCCAAGATTGCGTGTTCGATGTTGATGTGCTTAAAAAACCAAGTACACCTATACCGGTCATCGTCTAAATCGAGTTTGTTTACGAGCCCCGCTTATTGCGGGGTTTTTTATTTGGGTATTCCATGATGACCAAGCAACCCGACTGGGAGGCAATCGAACGCGCCTACCGGGCCGGACTGCTTTCCGTAAGAGAGATCGCTGCTTCCTGCGGCGTCTCGCACACGGCAATCCAGAAGCGCGCTAAGGCCAATGGTTGGGAGCGTGACCTCAAGGCGAAGATCAAGGCCAAGGCAGATTCACTGGTTGCCAAACGAGAGGTTGCCACTCAGGTTGCCAGCAAATCAGTGGAAACCGAGCGGGAGATCATCGAGGTCAACGCGGAGGTCATTGCGAACATCCGCATGGCTCACCGCGGGGATATCTCACGTGGACGGCGACTCACCAACAAGCTGCTTGATGAGCTGGAAGGACTGACCGACAACCGTCATCTGTTCGAAGAGCTGGGCGAGCTGATGCGTGAGCCGGACGACAACGGGCAGGACAAGCGCAACGATCTCTATCAGAAGATCATCGACTTGCCGGGTCGCTCAAAGACGATGAAGGAAATGGCTGAAACGCTGAAGACCCTTATCTCGCTGGAGCGTCAAGCCTACGACCTCGACACCAAATCTGGCGGCAGCGAGGCCGACGAACTCTCCAAACTTATGGACGAACTCTCTAAGGAAGCCTGACGCATGAAGCCCGAGCACATGAAATTGCTCAGGGATAAACGCTGGCGCCTGAACAACCTCTATTTCATCACGGACAAGCAGGGCAAGAAGGTCCGCTTTCGGATGACGGATGAGCAGATCGAATACTTCGAGGGGATGCACACCCGCAACATCATCCTGAAGGCCCGGCAACTTGGCTTCACCACTGAGTGCTGCATCATCCAGCTGGACGCGGCGCTGTTCGAATCGGCCAAGTGCGCCCTGATCGCTCACACCCTGAACGACGCGAAGCGCCTGTTCCGGGAGAAGGTCAAATATGCCTACGACAACCTGCCTGCTGAAATACGCGCTGCCAACCCTGCTTCTAACGATGCTGCTGGTGAGCTTGTTTTCAGCAAGGGTGGATCGCTCTACGTGTCCACTTCCTTCCGGGGCGGGACTTTACGGTATCTGCACGTATCCGAGTTCGGGAAGATCTGTGCCAAGTTTCCCCACAAGGCCAGAGAGATCGTCACCGGCGCCTTCGAGGCTGTCGCCACCGATTGCTTCGTCACGATTGAGTCGACGGCGGAGGGTCGGGCGGGTTACTTCTTCGACTACTCGCAGAGCGCGGAACGGCAGCAACTGGCGGGCGTTCCCCTAGGCCTGCTGGATTGGAAGTTTTTCTTCTTCTCCTGGTGGAAGAACAAGGCCTACTGGCTTGACCCAAATGACGTGGTCATCCCGCAGCGCCTGACCGATTACTTCAATGAGTTGAATGCCAAGCACGGGATCGTCACCAATGGCGGCCAGCGTGCCTGGTATGCGGCCAAGGAGAAGACGCTCGGAGACGACATGAAGCGGGAATACCCGTCCTTACCGGTCGAGGCCTTCCAGCAGTCGATTGAAGGAGCGTACTACTCCAAACAGTTCACCAAGTTGTACGGGGCTCAGCGTATCGGTGCGCTGCCCGACAACAGTCACTTGCCGGTGCACACAATCTGGGACATCGGCGTGGGTGACTCCACGGCGATCTGGTTTGTTCGGATCGTCGGAGAGGAATATCACCTCATCGACTTCTACGAGAACAGCGGTGAAGGCCTGCGGCATTACATGAAGGTGCTCAAAGATCGCAAATACACCTATGGCGATCACTGGGGGCCGCACGATATTGATAACCGCGAGTTCGGTAGCGATGGGAAGACCCGGCGCGAAATCGCCCGAGAGGGCTACGAGATTGAGGGACAGAAATACAACCTCAAGTTCAGCGTTGTCCCCAAGATAGGCATCGACGAAGGCATTGAGCACGTGCGGGAAATACTCCCGAACTGTGCTTTCGATGAATCCAAGTGCGAGCTGGGTATTTCCTGCCTGGAGAGCTACCGCAAAGAGTGGGACGACAAGCGCGGCTGCTGGAAAGACAAACCATTACACGACTGGTCATCCCACGGCGCGGACGCCTTCCGCTACTTCGCTGTATCGATGGGCAGACGCAAACGCACAGGCGGAACACGCCGTATTGGAGGCTTGGCCTGATGCCAGTGCAATCGACAAACCCAGACTTCGACGCCCATATTGCCGAATGGCGGATGATGGACGACGCGCTTGAAGGCGAGGGTGCTATCAAGCGCAATCCAGTCAACCTACCCAAGCCTAGTGGCATGGTTGAGGCGGAAAAGCTCGATGTAACCGGTAACCGATACCTCTACCAGAACTACACCGACCGGGCTCAGTACGAGCACTGGGTGCGGGATTCGTTGCGATCGATGATGGGGCTGGTATCCCGGCTTATCCCGGAGATCGAGCTTCCTGCAGGTATGAAAGGTCTCGAAGACAATGCCACCTCAGACGGCTTTGGTCTCAAACAGTTGTTCTTTCGTATGGTGCGTCAGGCTATTTCTCATGGGCGGGTACCGCTGGTGGTGAACATCGACGAGACCGGCGAGCCGTATTTCTCGACCTACGCTACGCGCAACGCGATCAACTGGAAGGCTGGGGCTATGGGTGGGCGTCAGGACTTGAATCTGGCGGTGTTCATCGAGTTTAGGGACAACAAGGAAGACGAGTTCGACCACGACTGCAAGATGGTTTACCGCGTCTTCAAGATGATTGACGGCGTCTGTTACAGCGAAGTATTGGGCGAAGATGGTGCGGTGCTGGAGGAGCTGAAGCCTCTCGGCACCACTGGCGCAGATAACCGCCTGGTTAAAGGCCTTGCCTATCTGCCAGTCATTTACAGCGGCTCAACCGACAACTCGCCAGAAGTGGACGAGGTGCCGTTACTGACCATGGCGCGGGCGGCTCTGAAGTCCTACCAGCTCAGTGCTGACTACTTCACTGCGCTGCACCAGACAAGTCACCCTCAGCCGTGGATTTCCGGCATTGATGAAGAGGTTGAGCTCAGTGTCACAGGGCCATCTGCGGCATGGGATCTTGGCCCAAACGGCTCTTGCGGTTATCTGGAGTTCCAGGGAGCTGGCGTCGAAGCCGTCCGCACAGCCATGGAGGATCAGAAGAACGCGGCACTTGAGGCTGGCGCCAAGGTCATGGATGTAGGAGGCACGGAGTCGGGAGAGGCGCGCAAAACCCGTCAGAACGATCAGCACGCCACGCTACACAGCATCGTAGTCACGGCCGCTGAAGGACTGGAGCAAGCCTTGCGATACGCCGCCGAATGGAAGGGTTACGACCCGAAGCAGGTGAAGTTCACCGTCAAGCCTGAGTTTATCGTCACAGAGGCTGACGCCCAGCAGATCCTTGCGCAGATTCAGCTCTGGCAAAACGGCTTCATAGCTAAGAGGGATGTGCGCGCCAACTTGCGTCGTGGAGCCTTAATTGCTCCAGATCGTACTGACTACCAGATTGATGAAGAATTGGCGATGGAGCCGCCAGTAGGGGGCATCAATGAGCAGTGAAGGCTATTTGACGGACTCTGGCACTCGGCATCAGGTCTATGTCCAGCGCCTGGCGGGCGGCAATCTTAAGAAGGTTGCCAGATTCATCGCCAGGGCCATTAGCACCGCCAAGGAGCGAATCTCGGCGGGCCTGAGTGCTTACGGATCAAACCGGTACAACTCGCAGATTGAAACCCTCCAGAGCGATCTGGCGGGCATCTACGGGGAGATGAAGAATCAGGCCGTGCTCGACTTGGGTGACCTGGCGGAGTACGAACTTGAGTTCTCTGCGCGCATGCTGGGGCAGGTCCTCAAGGTCGGAGTCCAGTTCAATCATCCCGCTACGGCCATGATTCGCGCTGCAGTGCTGGCTGAGCCGCTGGAACTGGAAGCGCGCAAGGGGGCGCGAAAGATCAGCATCAATGGTGCGCTCGATCAGTTCGGGACCAAGAAGTCGGCCGAGATCATCGGTGAGATTCAAGTCGGCTCGGCAATGGGCGAGACAAGCCAGCAGATTCAGCGCCGCCTTACCAGCGTGCACCAGCTACAGAGTGACCAGGCTTCGTCATTGGTTCGAACGATGACCAATCACGTCGCCTCACAAGCGCGTGGCGAGCAGCTCAAGGCCAATGACGACATCCTGCAGGGCTGGCGATGGATATCCACGCTGGACTCCAAAACCTCACTCATGTGTCAAGCCAGAGACCAGCGCCTATACGGCTGGGACGATCCTAAGCCGCCCGGTCATTGGGGGTGTCGCTCATCGGTGCTGCCTGTCCTGAAGGACAAGTTCGCTCGCGAGATAAAGGGCTCGACTCGGCCTTCGATTGGTCCCGGCGGTGTCGAACTTGTATCGAGCAAGACCAGCTATCAGGAATGGCTTGGTCGACAGACAGCGGCCTTTCAGGAGGATGTTCTGGGGCCGAACCGCTACGCCCTGTTCAGTAAGGGAGAGCTTTCGCTAGACAAGTTTGTGGACGACAACGGACGCACGCTCAATCTCAAGCAGCTACGCGAGAGAGAGTCTGATGCCTTCAAAAAGGCCGGGCTGTAGCGCGGCACGAAATACGATTACGCCAAAACGTGGCGCGAATAAATCATCAGGCCTCGCCAAGTGCGGGGCTTTTTTACGCTCGCAAGGCGAGCCGACCAAACCCAAGGGGTGCACCAAGTGGCAGACGAAAACCAAATTGATCTTGAAGACCCGGCAGTTAAGACCGCCATTGCTGCAGCTGTTGAGGCTGCGACCTTGGGCCTCAAGAGCAAAAACACGGAGCTGCTTGGCTCGCTTCGGACCACAAAAAACGAATTGGAAGGCTTTAAGACCCAGTTCGAGGGCTTGGACATCGACGCGGTGAAGGGGCTGCTGAACAAGGTCGGTCAGGACGAGGAAACCCGCCTTCTGGCCGAGGGCAAGCTTGATGAAGTCATCACCAAGCGCACCGAACGTCTGCGCGGCGACTATGACAAGCAGCTGACAGCCGAGAAGTCCCGCGCTGATAAGGCTGAGGCCTTCGCCGCCAAGTACAGCGACAAGGTACTGGCTGACTCAATCCGCGCCGCCGCCATCAAGGCTGGGGCGCTGCCCGAGGCTGCTGAGGACATCATCCTGCGTGCACGGGGCACTTTCAAACTCAGTGAAGACGGCGAGGCCATTGCCACTGACCGTGACGGCGAGGTCGTTTACGGCAAGGACGGCAAGACTCCTCTGTCACCGCTCGAATGGGCGGAATCGCTGCGTGAAACAGCAACACACCTGTGGCCAAGGGCTCAGGGTGCCGGACAGACCGGTGACAACGGTGGCAAGGCCACGAAGAAATGGGGGGAGCACACGGAGACCGAGCGCGCCGCGCTGGCCCGTGACAACCCTGATGCATACAAACGACTCTTGGCCACCAAAGGAACCTAATCCATGGCTTCTACCCAGCTGTCCGACATATTTGTCGGCGAGTACTACGCCTCTCTGGCGCCGGTTAATAGCCCGGAAAAAACCGCCGTATATGAATCCGGCATCGTTACCCGCTCTCCTGTGTTGGATGCCATCGCATCCGGCAGCCAAGGCACTGCTGAAATCAGCTATTGGCAGGACTTGAACGCCGATGAAGCACCGAACATCAGCAATGATGACCCAAGCGACCTGGGAGAAGTAGGTAAAGCCACTCAAACCAGCATGCGGGCTCGCGTTTTGTACCTCAACAAAGGCTACGGCGTCGCGGATCTGACTGCTGAACTGGCGAACTCTGAGCCTCAACAGCACATCCGCAACCGTTTTGGCACCTACTGGCAGCGTCAGTGGCAGCGTTACGTCCTGGGGGCAGCTCGCGGCATCATCGCTTCCAACATCGCCAACGATGCCGGTGACATGATCGTTGATTCTGGCGCGACGATCACTGCCAACGCATTTCAGGACGCAGCCTTCACTGCTGGCGATGCTGCTGACCAGTTCAGCGCCATTGGCGTGCACTCGGTGGTGATGAACCAGATGGTCAAGCAGGACTTGATTGAGTACCTGCGCGACTCCGCCGGCAAAATCATTCTGGCGACCTACCTCGGCAAGCCAGTATTCATGGACGACAGCCTGACCTATGGGGCTGGTCGCTACCTGTCCGTGTTCTTCGGTCAAGGTGCTTTCGGCTACGGCGAGGGCTCGCCAAAGGTTCCGGTCGAGGTGGATCGCAATCCAGCTGGCGGCAATGGCGGCGGCGCTGAAGTTCTGTGGGAACGCAAGACTTACATCCTGCAACCTGCCGGCTTCAGCTGGAAAGGCTCTGAGGCGCAGAACCTCAGCCCGACTGCCGCGCAGTACGCCACTGCAGCAAACTGGGAACGCGTCTTCGACCGCAAACAGGTGCCTTTCGCTGCTGTGATCAGCGGCACTGTCATCCCTTAAGCCATCTTCGGCAGGGCGCTTAATTGCGCCCTGGTCGAGCGGAGAGAGTCATGAAGGTTATCTACACCGACAAGCCGGGTACTGAGCCTGGGGTTTGCTATCGCCTGCTGGATGAGTTTTTCGGTGTCATCAGCGCAGCCAGGGAAGTGGTGGTAGATGGCGACAAGCCAAACATTATCGAGGCTTATCGTCGCGCCGGCATCATCGTCACCAACGGCAAGGTGCCTTCAGGGCTGCGCGAGGATGGTCCAACGGTCGCCGAGTTTGTGGCGGCGGGTTATCAGGCAAGCGGTTATCCGCCTGAGGGCTATGCCTCTCGCAGTACTCGTGAGGAAATCGACGCCGCGATGACGGCACAAGGCATCACAAAGGATGAGGCGCCCGAAACCGACCCGCTGAAAATGAAGGTCGCCGACCTAAAAGTTTGGTTGACCGGCAAGGGCATTGAGTTCGACGCGGCGGCACTGAAAGAAGACTTGCAGGCCCTGGTGCCGAAGGAATAAGGACTGCATATGACCGACTTCATCACTGTCGCCGATGTTGATGCCTCGCTCGGACCTGGCTGGGCCGGCGCCGGTGACCCGGTCTTTGCTGTGACCATGGCAAACGCCTGGCTCACAGCCAAGATTAATCGGCCTGTTGTCGATCCGACCCCTGAGCCCATCAAGCTTGCTGGTGCTCAGGTCGCGAAAGAGGCGGCGGCGGGCAATCTGTACAAAGCCACCCTGAAGGAAGTGCTAAGCAAGACGGTGTCTGCAACTTCGGGCACGTCGGTTAGCAAGACCTATGCAGAAGGCTCTACCGACCTTTCTGCCGGCGAGAACTTCGCACTGGCGCTGCTGGCTCCTTGGGTCAAGCGATCTGGCGTGTTCATGTTGAAAAGGATCTGACTATGGGCATGCGAGATGAGATCCAGGAAGAGCTGGCTGAAGCTTTCGATGACGATCTGGCAGATGCTGTACAGCCGTTTACGGGGGGCGTGACACTGCCGGGGGTATGGAACCCGATCACTGAGGAGTCGACCGGAGTCGTGGTGATCGCATACTCGGGGCGTGGAATATTCGCGGCCTTCAAGATATCCATGGTGGACGGGATCAACATCAAGGCGACCGATCAGTTGCTTATCTGCCTGACGAACGAAACAACTGGCACGCCGCAGGTTGGGCACAAGATCAACGGATTCGATGTTATCAACGTGCAGGCCGACCCGGCTGGCGCCCACTACGAGATCCAGCTGAGGGAGGTCTGATGGCTACCACCGGTTGGAGCACCAACTTGACGGACTTCGCCGATCAGGCGGCCGAAGATTTGAGTCAGATGGCAAGGGTGATCGCCCAAGCGATGCTGACCGAGGTTGTAAACAGGTCGCCCGTGGGAAACCCTGACCTTTGGCAGGCCAATATCAAGCTGAAGGCCAAGAACGTCGCCCTAGCGGATGCCTATGATGCCAATGTAGACGCGCGTAACGCAGTGAGCACGGGCCGCAAGAAGTTCAAGAAGCTGACCAAGCGTGAGCGTAAGGAGAACTTTTACGTTGATGCTAAGGCCGCTGGCGCAGGGTACAGAGGCGGCACCTTCCGAGGTAGCCACATCGTATCCATCGGCGCTCCGGACTTTACGGTGACAAGTCGCGTAGACGCTCAAGGTGGTGCAACCATCTCCGATGGCACCAGCTCCATCCAATCAGCCGGACTATTTCCGGTGATCTACATCCAGACCAATTTGCCGTATGCAGAAGCGTTGGAGAATGGACATTCCACCCAAGCCCCGGGCGGTATCTATGGCCTGGCCTTCATCGGTGTCAGCGAGGCTTACAAGTGACTTTCGAAGAAATCCGCGAGCTTATAGTTTCTCGAGTAGCCGCTTTCGCAGGTATTGAGCAGACACGAATCTTCTACCCGAATGCGCCGTACCCGCCTGAAAATCTCGACACATCGGGAATCTTCAAGCCTCCGGCCTCGGGCCTCTGGTGCCGCCTGAACATCCAGTACGCCACAGCCTTCATGGCAGGCATGGCCGACAAACCGTACACCCGCAAGCCCGGCCAGATCAGCATTCAATGCTTCACCAGAGCGCGAACTGGCATCAAGGCCATTTCCCAGCTGGCAGATTCTCTTGAGGCTCACTTTGGCTACTGGAGCAGCGGCGACCTTGAGTGTATGGAGGCTAGTCAGGTAGTGGTCGGCGAATTCGAAGGTTTCTATCAGATCAACGTGAACATCCGGTTCCGCGCCGGCTGACCCAGTAGCACCCATCCCACCCGCCTTGAGCGGGTTTTTTTATGCCCACAAAAAGGTGGAAAGAATGAGCTCCGGCGCAAAGATCGTCAGTCACATCATTCCCGAAGTGACACCAGGTATTACCCCAGTAACCGGCACTTGGAGCACGTTGCGCCTGACAGGCAATAGGCTGACGCCGACCCCAACCACTGCAGTAAGCGATGAGATTTCCGACTCTCGTATCAGCCAAGGTTCCATAGTCACTAGCGTCGACATTGCTGGCGAATTGGCTGGTGAGTTGTCGTTTGGTACGTTTGACCAGTTGCTGGAAGCTGCTTTCTATGGCAACTGGGCCAATAACGTTTTGTTCGTCGGCGATGTTCGCCACACGTTCAGCATTGCCAAGGGCTACATGGATGTCGGTGTGTACAGTCTGTTCAAGGGTGCACATGTCAGTACCTTTGCACTCGACATCCCCTCAGACGGCAAGATAACCGCCACGTTCGGCATGGCTTGCCTCGATTACACCGACAGCGATACGCCAATCGTCACAGCAAGCGAACCGCCAACCATTACACCGTTCGTGTCTGGCCTTAGCGTCGGCACGGTTCTCGCTGATGGTGCTTCGCTGGCGGGTATTGCTTGTATCTCCGCAATGACAATCAGCTTGGACAACAGCCTTCAGGCGCAACGCTGCATCGGCAACACCATGCTTGGCCCGGGCGCACAGATTGCAACCGAGGCAGCTATCACAGGCACTGTCGTATTGGCTTGGTCCAAGCGCGCATGGGAGCTCTGGAAAAACAGCTTTACTCGAAAAACCATTGCGATTCAGTTCCCGATCACTGACAGCCTGGGCAATCAGTACATCTTTGATTTCCCGGCCGTGGAAGTTGACGGCGATCTGCCGAGCGGCGGCAAGCGTGACTTGATCGAGGTGACGCTCAACTACACCGTGGCCAAGATCAGCCCGACCATCACCCGAGTTCCGTTCGTGGCGGTCAACAGTGTTTCTGTCGCGCCAACGACTGCGTCGATCGTAGTTGCAGCAACTCGTCAGCTGACCGCCTCGGCGCTTCCGGTTGAAGCGGCGCAGAACGTCACATGGAGCAGCGCGACTCCTGGTGTGGCGACTGTGAACAGTTCAGGCCTGGTAACCGCTGTCTCGGTCGGTTCTGCAGTGATTACTGCCAAGAGCGTGTCCGACCCAACGAAGACCGCAACGTCGACCATCACCGTTACCGCTTAATCGATTGCAAAGCTTTGACCGCTCCGGTGCTCACGCCTGCCGGGGCGGTCCTTTTATGGCATGGCGTTAGAGGAATCATCATGGCTCTCAAGCTGAAGAAGAAAGACTCCATTCAGGATGGCGCAAAGTGGGTGGACTTCGATGCAGATACGAAGGTGCTGCTGGCAGGCACAGACAATATCGAATACCGCGTTGCTCTGGAGCGTCACAACCGCCGCGTCCAGCGCAACGATGCCCGCTTCGGCGAAGGGCAGGTTGGCGTCGTCGAGGGCGAACTTACCGATTTGCAGAACCATGCAATGCTGCTCGCGCACTTTATCGTCAAGGACTGGAAAGGGGTTCAGGATGACGAAGGCTGCGAGCTGGAGTACTCGGCAGGTGCTGCCGCTGAACTGCTGGAGTCCAACGTGGAGTTCCTCCTGTTCGTGCTCCAGGGTGGTACCAAAGTGGCCGCTGAAGCAGAGCAGGAACTGGCTGAGACTTTGGGAAAGCCGTCGACCGGTTCGAGTGGGAGAAAGACTGGTCGGGCGGTGAAAAGCGAAAGCTCATCTATCAACGCCTGAATATAGCGATTCCGGATGAGCCGGCCACCGACACGATCACCGGCTATTTGTTGAATACTTTCCGCAATATCTGTCGTGGCAGGCGATTCATCTCGACTATGGCTGGCGCCTTCCCGCTACCGCTTTCCGCCAGAGAAATCTCGGACTGGCTTGATGCTCACCCATCGCCATTGCCGCGTCGTCACGTTGACGAGGTGGTGTTTGCGCTGGATGCGATTTGTTTGGCTGGGGAGGAGGAGTGAGGCTCGAAATTTACCTTTTAGGTTGATAGCTGCTCTCTAGCTCTCTATCGAGCCTCTAGGCTAGGGGCTGCTTGGGATTCGTGCATGCAGACGTGCTGGTTATCCTTTAGGCGTTGGTTAGCAAATGGTTGCTCAAATATGAGTAACGGTTATAATTCGTTAACGCTGATGTCAACTTACTATCAAGCTGGCTAGCGACGTGATTTTGTCACCAGTTCGGTGACAGAACCCAGGAGGGCCCATCACGATGATTGCCACCTTCACCGCTAAAGACGCTCAACGTACCGAGAGGCGCACCAGAAAAGTGCGTCCGGCGTATCTGAATCCAGAAATTTTAGCTCGAGCCGTAGAAAATGGCGAAGCTCGTCTTGTCGCACGCGTGCGTAAGCAGCGTGGTGAATGACGGCTATAGTTGTTAGTCGTGCATTAGTTTCCGACCTTGGCAATGAAGCTGCATTAGATCTTGCTCAAGACTTTCAGGCTTACAAAGCGGGCGGACCATTCGGCGATCCATTTGGGCGTGACAAAAAATTTGCATGGCCCACCGAAGTGGTCGAGAACGAGCTATGGCACGTTCATATTGAAGACCCATCTGTGTATCAAGCTTGGGACAGCCTTTGGAGTCGGAATTTCCCTCAAGAAAATTTCACCTCAAATACTATTCTGGTTTACGGCAGAGTTTGGCACGTTCAATACTCGCCGCATCTGTTGTTGACGATTCTCAAACCTGATGGTCATGCTCAGATGGATGACAAGGAGAGAATGAAGGCGATTGGCCAAGAGTTTGAGGCCGAGGTGGATGCTTATTCCCGTCGACTTGAAGGTGAGCCTTGGCTCATTCTCAGATAGGTTGTTACCAAAAAAGCCCAGCCTCGCGTTGGGCTTTTTGCATCTGGAGGGCATGATCTCAGATGAATCACTCTGCTATGTAGAGAAAAACAAACAGCGAGCCGGCCATTGAGCCGGTTTTTTTACGCCCGGAGAAAACCATGGCAGAACAAAAGTCTCGCCTTGTTCTTGAGATTGACAGTCGTGACGCGGAGCAAAAAGCGGAAGACGTGCGCAAGGCTCTGGGTGCACTCGAAGATGCAGGTATCCGCGTCAAGCCAGCCATGGATAAGGCCGGTGCCGGGCTTGATGGTGTTGGAAAGTCAGCGTCAAAGGCTAGTGAAAACCTTGGCCAGCTTGGCAGGTCAGTAGATGGATCGACTAAGTCGACGGTTAGCAGTTCGGAAAGCTATGCAGAGGCAAGCGCGCGACTGCTGGCGATGTCAAAGAACTCCCTGCTGGCCAGCGATTACGTTAAGTCGCTGACTGCCAGTACTTCCGCGGCATCCGTTTCTTTTGATGCGGCCAGCGACAAGATTAGAAGCATCACATCTCTCTCTGCTCGTCTGCGGGCTGAGTCGGATGCATTGGCTGGATCAACCGACAAAGCTTCGGTCTCGACCCGAAATGCCTCAGTCGCTACCGACCTTCAAGCTAAAGAGTTGGCCGAGCTGCTAGGCAAGATAAACCCGGCAGTGGCTGCATTGGGTCGACTCGATGATATGCAGTTAAAGCTTGGACAGTTTCGCAAGGCTGGCCTGATTGATACGGAGACCTTCAAGGATTATTCAACGCGTCTCGATAGCACTCGCCAAGGTTTGTCCGCCTTTGACGAGGGGCTCTCGAAAACAGGCATCAGCGCCAGGCAGACTGAGTCGGCGCTGCGTCAGCTCCCAATGCAGTTCACAGATATCTTTACTAGCCTGGCTGCTGGGCAAAATCCTCTGCTGGTATTGCTTCAGCAGGGCGGGCAGATCAAGGACTCATTTGGCGGGATAGGCAACACCGTCGACGTGCTCGGCGGAAAAGTTAAAGGCTTCTTCTCTTCGATTGCGGGCAGTAGTGCTGGCATTGCTGGCGCTGGTGCAGCCCTTGGTGAGCTGGCATCACAGCAAAACGCCGTCGCGGAAAGTACGGAGGCAGCAGCTGACGGTCTTGGCGGTATGGCTGAGGGTGCGAACACAGCAGCAGATGCATCTAAAAACGCGAAAGAAGCGATTGCGGCCCTAGGTGCTGGGGCGGGGGGCGCAGGCATCAGCATGCTGGCGATGGTGGGTGCAGCCACCGCAGCAGCAGCGGCTATAGGTCTGTTAATTTATGCATACAACAAAGGCAGCAAGGAGGCGGACGCTTATAACAACGCCTTGATCATAACGGGGAACTACGCAGGAACCACGGCTGCCGATCTTGTCGACATGGCGAAGCGAGTTGGTAGTTCAACCACTACTGTTGCCGATGCGGCAGCTGCACTCGCTATGCTTGCAGAGTCAGCCAAGATTCCAGTTGCGCAGTTCGAGATGATATCCACCGCTGCGCTGCAGATGGAGGACGCCACAGGGAAAGCAATTCGCGAGACCATAGCCGAGTTCGAGAAAATCGCGGACAGCCCAACAAAGGCTATTGCTGCATTGAACGAGAAGTACGGATTTCTCACTGCCTCCGTTTATGAGCAAGGTAGAGCGCTTGAGCAGCAAGGCGATAAGCTTGGCGCTGCAACAATCTACGTAAACGCTTATGCAACAGCAATGGATGCACGATCTGAGCAGATCAAGAAGAACCTTGGCACAATCGAAAGGGCTTGGGATGACGTTACAAGTGCCGCAAAGTCGGGGTGGGATGCCATTTTTGATATTGGTCGAAAGGACACATCTGGGCCCGATGTCACCAAAATCCAGCAGAAGATCAACTACCTTAAATCGACACTGGGCAGCGGGTATGAAGATGCCGATACCCAAGCACAGATAAAAGCACTTCAAACTCAAGTTGATGCGGTCAATAAATTCAACAGTGCAGCAAGGGAACGGGCCGCAGCCGAGGGTGAGGCCACGAGAGTTCAGCGCGAAGGACAGGTTGCCTACGAGAAATTTCAACAAAGCGTTGAGTCCAATTTCTCTAAATCCCAGAAAATGGACAGAGCTCTCAAGGACGGGCAGGAAGCGATAAATAAGGCCCGGCTTGCCGGTTACAAGATCACTACTGAACAAGAGGCGGTAGCACTAAAGGCAATCCGCGAAAATCCGATCTACAAGGACCCGAAGACTCCTAAGGATAAGCCCTATACGGAAGACGCCGGCCAGAAGATGCTGGACGAGGCCCGCCAACGCTTCGCGGTTCTGCAGCAGCAAGGTCAGGCGATCACAGATCAAACCAATGGCACTGCAATGCTCGGCACGGAAGCCAAGAAGCTCACTGAGCTTGAGGCGATACTGGCTGATCTCAAGACCAAGGGCACGCTGACAGCATCGCAGAAGCAGCTTCTCGCCATGGGCGAACTAAACGTTGCCCAGCAGAGGCTCAATGCGGGCCTAGAAGAGCAGAACAAACTAGCATCGGTGCAGGTTCAGAATGCTGCAAAACTAAAGGCGTACCAAGACAACCTGACATCACGGTTAGATTCATCTCAGGAGGAGCTGAATAGCCGACTTGCAGGGGCTGGTCTTGGGGGGGAGGCGAAGAGCCGTCTTCAAGAGGATCTGAAAATCCAGCAGGACTATCAGAAGCGTCTCAACAAGCTGACCAACGACTACACCAACAGCACCGATAAAAGCCCAGGTCGAACAAAGCTTTATGACGACGAGGTTGCACTAGAGAAGGCCGCACTAGACAAGCGGGTCGAGCAACAAAAGGGGTACTACGCAAGCCTTGACGAGCTCCGCGGTAACTGGCTCGCTGGCGCCTCCACCGCTTGGCAGAGCTACCTGGAGATAGCCACCAACTACAATCAGCAAACTCAGGAAGCTACAGCGCAGCTTTTGGGAGATACGACATCGTCCATATCAGACCAGATCCAAGGCTTGGTCAAAGGCACCACAAGTCTTGGCGATGCGTTCGGTAATTTGGCAGGGACTATGTCTGGCTCCGTGCTTCAGGCTCTATCTGACATCGCTGCAAAGTGGGTGGTGGTGCAGGCTTTGAAAATGGCCGGGATCGACTTGGAAATGAAAAAAACAGTTGCATCCGAAGGCATAAAAACAACCGCAAAACTGACTACCGATGCAGTTAGTACGACTTCAACCCTCGCGGCAATCGCCACGACCCTGGCGGCTAACGTCTCAGCTGCGGCAACCACTATCGCTTCATGGCTGCCAGCGGCACTTGTTGCCTCGATTGGCTCATTCGGTGCTGCTGCGGTCGTAGGTGGCACTGCTTTGATTGCAGCCTATGCATTAATCAAGGGCTTCTCTTCTGGTGGTTACACAGGTGCAGGTGGAGTTAACGAGCCTGCCGGCATGGTGCACAAGGGTGAGGTCGTTTGGAGTCAGGCGGATATCAGCCGGTTTGGTGGTGTCGAAGCTGTTGAGTCGCTACGGAAGGGGAATGTGTCTCCGATCGGAGTGGCTCGATCAGGTTCTGCAGGCTCATCAGCCGGCAAGTCGTCTGGCACCTCAACACCCACGCCACTGACCGTAAACCTCATCGAAAACCCAAGCAAAGCCGGTCAGGTTGAGCGCGGGAGAAATTCCGATGGGTCGGAGTCTCTGACCCTTTTCGCTGCGCAGATCCGTGCTGGCGGTAACGAAGCGTCAGATACATTCGAGTCTGTTTACGGGCTCAAGCGAAGTCCTGGCTAAAAGGTGATCCATGACCCCAATCGAACAGTGCTACGCCTCTGGCGGCGACATGATCATCAAGACCGTCGAAGTCCGGGCAGAAGGAGAGAGCGCCACACTACTGTTTTCTCAAGGCTTCGATGACTGGACGTGCGGTACCGAGGACGGCAGGGAGCTGACCTTCCCGGGTGTGGCGATGGGGGATGCGCTGCCCAAGAGTGACGGCAGCGGATACCAAAGCTTAAACATCGAAATTGATAACACGCTGGGCAACGTACAGAAGGTCGTCGAGGAATACCGGCTTGCTGGGAAACGGATTTACATCACTCACCGCGAATACCTGCTGAGCGATCTGAGTTATCCAACATCGATTTACCACCTCACGGTGCTGGATCGAGAGTACGCCGATAACACAGCCAAGTTTTCCTGCGGGTTCTTTGACCTGCTGAACATTGGATACCCGCGAGACAAGCTCACCACATTGGTCGCACCTGGCCTGAAGTACATCTAACCATGCTTAAACATTACTTATCCGCCCCTTACCGGGATGGCGGCCGGGGACCTATTGCCTTCGATTGTTGGGGGCTGTGCATCGCGGTTCGCCATCAGCTGCAGGGCCTGCCTCTACTGCCCAGCCTGGGCGCTGTAGGCAAGGACCGGCTACGCGAGAACACCCACGCTTACCACGGCCTTAAGCAGGGCATGGAAACGTGCGCTCCAGAGGTCGGCGCCATTGCGGCAGTGTTTCGTGGCGCGCTGTGCCTGCATGTCGGCGTGGTGGTCGAGGCTGATGGCAGGCTCAAGGTGCTGGACACCAACCCTGGCGGTGTACGACTGCGCACCGTCCGTGAGTTTGAAACTGACTTTCCAAGGGTGGTCTTCTACCGTGATCGAATTTTTCCCGAACAAAATGGCCGGCTCGGCGCCGATGGTCACGTACACGACTGATCGGCGCATGACGCTGGAGCAGTGGCTGATCGAGCAGTCGCCCAGCTACCAGCGGATGGAGTCGCCTCCGATCAGCATTGTGCTGAACGACGAACTGATTGAAGCGAAGCGCTGGCACAAGGTGGTTTTCAAGCCGTCTGATCATGTCGAGATCTATCGCGAGCCCAAGGGCACCGACCCCTTCAGTATCACCTACGCCCTGTTCGCAGGTGCGAAAGCGGTGATGAAGATGATGGTGCCGAAGATGCCCGGCATGCCTTCGAACTCTACTGTGCAGGGCAACCCACTGACCGAGGCCAGCGCCAAGGGCAACAAGGTCAAGCTGGGCGACACCATTCGCCAGATCGCTGGCCACCAAAAGGTATACCCGTCCTACCTGGCTGAACCACGCACCTGGTTTGTTTCTCCACGGGAGCAGTGGATCGAGATGCTGCTGTACGTCTCGGCGGGTGATTTGGATATCCCAATCAGCAAGATCAAGGTGGGCGAAACTCCACTGATTTCGCTGGGTGCCGATGCTCGCGTGACGATCTATCCGCCTGGTGCGGATGTGTCAGGAGATACCGCATCGATGCTCTGGTACAACGTGGCCGAGGTGGGAGCGAGTTCGAGCGGATCGGCTGGCCTGCAGCTGACGGTTTCGAGCAGCATCACTCCATCGGCGCGGGCTTCGGCATACCAGTTCAATGGCGAAACCATCTCGATCCCTGCGGGAGCGGGCGCGTTCCCTGCGGATTGGGTCAGCGGCTTGGTGATTCGTGCGCTGGCTTACTACGAATACACGGTCATCGATGGCGGCGCGGGACGCGACATCGTTCAAGGCCCGCTGGGGATGCTCAATCCTGAAGTCGGCATGCCGATCGAGGTCGTGGGTGCCAACGGCGGGTTGTATATCGTCAACAGCTATACGCCTTCTGCGCCTGCAATACCGCCCGGCGCAGGTACGGCTTCAACGCTGCGGGGCTCCAGTGCTCCTTCGCGCTACGACTTTGATGTGACACCGTTGTCGCTCATCGTCAGCCGAGGCGGGACGGCATACCCTGTCAACCTGAACACTGCGACAACCGACCTTGCTGGTCTTGTGTCGGCGTTCAACGCTGCCAAGGGCGCTGCGCCATTCATTGCCAGCGCCTCGCTGGGCCGACTACTGCTCACGGAAACTTCCGCTTTTACCGGTATGCCGCTGACATCGACGGACGCGACTCTTTTCGGCAGCAGTCCAATCAGCAGCACCGGCACTGCGCCAACCAGCGGGTCGCCTGAGCACCCCGCAGAGATGACCTTGAACTATGACGGCGGCGCGCCTGCGAATGGCCTTGCGCTGGGCACTGGCTTGGCCTGCATTGGTCCTAGAGGGTTGCGGTATCGCATCACAGCCTCCGGTAGTTCCATTATTGAGGTCGAGCGTCTGACCTCCGCAGGTGCCGTTGATGAGGATTGGCCTGGGTTCAGCTATCTGGAAACCGTCAGCAGCGTGATCAACCTCGACCCCTCCAGCCTGCAGGGTGGGTACCGCGGTCCCTTCGTCTGCAGCCCGGTCGGGGAGAAGGTCACCGCCATTGAGTATTCCGTCTTTGCGGCCAACGGCCTGATTGGTCTCGGAAAGAAAGGGGACATGTACGCTATTTCATCAGGCCACCAGTTTGAGTACCGGGATGCGGATGTGGCCGGTGCCTGGACGGTGTTGTCGAAATGGGTGAGTGGTGCTTCACGTGACGCCCAGGGCTTTACCTTCCGAAATGAGCTGCCTTATCCAATGCGCCCTGAGTGTCGCCTCAAGCGCCTACCCAAGATCGGCGGCGCGAACGCTGACGAGGTCAACGACGACATGATGTGGTACAGCCTGCGCGGGCTGCGTCAGATTCGCCCAACCAGCTATCCGGGCATGACAGTTATCTCGGCCAAAATACGTGGTGCTGACCGGCTCTCAGCGCAATCAGAGAGCCAGGTGAATCTGGAGGCCACCCGAATCCTGCCACTGCGCAGCGGCGGCGCCTGGCAAGCACCTGCACCTACACGCGACATCGTGCCGTGGGTGCTGAATGTACTCAAATCGCTGGGCTACACCGACGCCGATATTGATCTCGAAGAGTTTGACCAGTTGCACGCGTCCTGTGTTGCCGATGGCCAGCTCTACGACGAGACGATTGATGCCTCAAGTATTGCCAAGGAAGCGCTGAACAATGCACTCGCCTGCGGCTGGGCTGAGCTGACCATCGCTAATGGGCTCATCAGGCCAGTCCGTGATGAGCCAAGAGCCATATTTGAGCGCGAGTACGGCCCCAAGACCCAAACCTACTCGCCGCAGAACATGACCACCGCCTTGAAAATCAGCGGTCCGCTTCCTTCGATCAATGACTATGACGCTGTAGATGTTGAGTTTTACTCGAGTAAAAGCTGGGCATGGGAAACCGTTGAATGCCGATGGCCTGGTGATCTTGGACTGAAGGTCGAGAAAGTAAAACTGCCCGGGGTGACTGATCGAGACCGCGCCTATCGGTGGGGTATGCGCCGCCGGGGGCACCAACTGTTCCGATCGGATACTTACACCTGGGCGACCACGCTGGCCGGGCGCAACTCGGGTTACTTGAGTTTTTGCGCGGTGGCCAGTGATACACCGGGGCTTTGTCAGAGCGCGCTGTTATTTGGCGTTCAGACGGTCATTGGCGGGCTGGTACTGGAATCATCGGAGCCGCTGGATTGGTCTGCCGGCGGCGCCCACAAGATAGGTATCAGTCGCTTGGATGGCACGTTGTCGGGGCCTTATCCGGCCACTCAAATCGATGAGTTCCACGTCAGGGTCGATGACCTGGACTTCGTGCCCAGCAACGATCCGGCCTTGAATTCACCACGCCTACTGTTTGGGCCTGCTGATAAATGGGCTTACCCGGTACTGGTGACCTCTGCCGATCCTTCCGGCGGCAATGTTTCAATGAAGGGAATGCCCTATGACGCCCGCGTTTACACCTATGACCACGCCACGGCGCCTGACTGATAAAGGATCTGCTAACCATGCTTGCATACCCTGAAGGTCTGCCGACCCCGCAGCGGGAGGGCTATGGCTTCGATCCTGTCAGCCCGATGACCAGCACAAAACTGGTGAGCGGGCGCTCGGAGCGTCGTCGGGCCTTTGTCAGCACTCCAACTGTGGCGACTGTCACCTGGTTGCTGACGGCGCCGGAAGCCCGCTTGTTCGAGGGGTGGTTTGAATACGTTCTGCTGTCTGGATCATTGCCGTTCGAATGCCCACTCCTGACCCCGATGGGGATGGAGCCGTACCGCGCCAACTTCGTCGACATCTACAGCGGTCCCGTATTGGTGGGTGTGGATCTTTGGCGGTTCAGTGCGCAGCTCAGCCTATTCAAGAGACCTTTGATCAGCAAGGACCTGGTGATTGAAGTGCCTGACTACATCATTGATGCGGACATTTTTGACAGGGCTATGAATCAGAAGTGGCCTGAGCATACCGAATAGCGGCGCAGCTCAAAACCCTCACGCATATCCGCCGGCAAGTCGCCGGAACAATCAACACTCATGACCTAAACACTGCCTTGTTTGCGGTGCTGAAGGCGTGTCTGCGAGAAAACTCGAATGGCCAACAACACCGGTAACCCGATCGGATCAACTGCGGCAAAAGACTTGAGCGATAACGCAGAGAACCTCGACAAGTTTGCCAACGGCGATGACTACGAATATGACGATCGGCTAGGGCGTTCCCGTAAAAGCTTGAAGTGGATCGAGGATGCCGCCCTGGCCATCCCCGCCATAGATGCTGCTCTACGTTCTGAGCAGCAAGCTGTACGGTCAGAGGCCGAAGCAGGGAACGCGCTTGCTGCAAGCATTGCGGCGGGAACTGCAAGGGACGCGGCGCAGGCAGCGGCAGGTATTTATGTCAGCACCGTCATAGGCCTGGGGAAGACAGTTGATGGCCAATGCTTTGGCGTTCCGTCACCGAATAGCCCGGAATACGCCATTCTGTACGAGAACCGTGCTGGCTTGGCGGTAGACACTGGTAAGCGATTTCTGAGCGCAGAGTTTGTTGTGGCGATCAGCTCGGTGATTTATGACCAAACGGGGCGAGCTCCCCAGCTACGAAATCTGTTTGATCTGAACCGCACTACTGACGGTTTTTATATCGATACCGCCGGCGGCGTAACAGCCAACACCTTGTACTACGTCAGTGATTACATCCCGGTTTCAGAATCCCAGCAGTACGTATTTGCATCAACAGTGAGCTCCATCGCTTTTTACAGTTTTAACAAATCGTTCTTGTCTCAGCGCCCGGGTGCAGGTGGCGGTGCGTCGTTTTCAACGCCACCTTCAACACATTTCATTCGCTTCTCGCACACGCTGAGTACCAATAAAGCCAAGCAAATGCTGCTAAAGGGCAGCTCAGTTCCTACCACCTTTATGGGCTTTGGTTTTACTGATCCAGCCACACAGGATAAGAAAACGCACAACGCAGCCCTAGCGTTGATTGGGGATTCAGCATCTGGGGCTATCAACCTATTTGACCAGTTGAGGGCTACTGATGGGTTTGCTCTGGCGGCTGATGGGTCACTTTATGCGGCCCCCGCTTACTTTGTTTCGAGAATGTCTCCGATTAAGTCTGCGACGAATTATAGATTTTCGCATGGCTCAAGCATGGTTGTGTTTTACGACTCAAACAAGCTGAGGATATCCAACACCACTGCAAGTGGTAGTGCGGTATTAACCAGCCCCGCAGATGCGTGTTACATCCGCTACAACCTGACTGCACTGCTACTGAAAAGCGTCTTCATGCTTATCGAGGGTGACAGTCTCCCATTAAGCTACGTTGCATACGGCACGCCCACCAATTCTTCTGTAAGCAAGGCTGCGCTGGAAGTTGCCCGGTCTGTAAGTGATGCTTCTCAGCCTGTTATGCGCAACGTGTTCGACCTGAATAGGGCGGTGCTCAATACAGCTATTAGCGCTGTCAATGGTGCGATTTCCGCTGCTGAGAATTATTTCGTAACAGGCAAGCTCCCAGTTACGCCTGGGGGCTTTTTCGTCTCTACCTACGGTCCCAGTCAGCTGTGTTTCTACGATGTCAGCGGCGCCTTTGTGTCAGGGTCGACGGAGTACAGTTCATTTGGAAACAAACCAGTTCCTGTGCCTGCCGGGGTTTACTTCATCCAGTTCCAAGTAAGCCCGCTGACACGGCTTCCAGCGCTCATGATTTCACCTGGAGCCACGGTTCCAACCGGTTATATCCCTTTCGGCGGAATGGCCAGTAAGTTGCCATGGCAGGACAAGAAGCTGGTTATTTTGGGGGACAGCATCTCAGCTACCGGCCTGTCCATCCCGGCGCTTTTGGCTGGTACTGGCATGTCGTTGCTGGCTAATCATGCAAAGGCTGGGCGCCCGGTTCGGGAGATGGGCATGACTGCCGCAGGCGTTGTTCTTACAGAGGCTGATCTGGCGAACGCTGATTTAGTGTGTTCTCTCCTTGCGACAAATGATTACGGCGGAAATCGAGCTCTCGGCACCTTGGCGGACGCCTATAACGGGTCGGTGGCGGCTACGTTCTACAACGACCTTTTCAAGCTATTGACGCTGATATACACCCTAAAGCCAACGATTCGTGTCGTGTTCTGTACGCCTCTCAAGCGTGGGGCCTTTGAGGATCAGCCTGTATATCCGGCTGCAAACGCTGCGGGCGCGAAGCTGGATCAATATGTCGCCGCCATTAACGAGGTCTGTTCGCTGTTTTCGGTTCCGGTGTGCGACTTGTTCCGGGATGGTGGATTCAACTTGCTCAACCTTGGGGCCTATACCGGCGACAACTTGCACCCAAATGCTGCAGGTTCAGCTCTGCATGTGCGTCCAATGATTGCTGCTATCAACGCCTGTTAATTCATACCTCCCAATCCCGTCATGTGCGGGTATTTTTTCGCCTGGAGAAAGCCATGCCCATCACTGAGCAGCAGTTGCTGCGGATCCTCCCGAGCGCCGGCCAATCAGCCGGCGTTTTTGTGTCCGCATTAAACACGGCCATGAATCACTACCAGATCGTTGGTCTGAAACGCGTGGCGGTCTTTATCGCCCAGGTCGGGCATGAGTCTGGCCAGCTCAAATATGTGAAAGAAATCTGGGGGCCAACCAAAGCCCAGGCCAAATATGAGGGCAGGGTAGACCTGGGCAACACTGTGGAGGGTGACGGCTCCAAGTACCGTGGACGGGGCCTGATCCAGATCACCGGCCGTGCCAACTACGCCGAGTGCGGCGAAGCGCTCGGCCTTGACCTGATCAATCACCCTGAGCTGCTGGAGAAGCCGCAACACGCCTGCATGTCGGCGGCATGGTTCTGGGCGAGCAGGGGGCTGAATACGCTTGCCGATGCCGGTAGCTTCAGCAAGATCACTCAGCGCATCAATGGCGGCCAGAACGGCGCGGCGGATCGTCAGGCGCTGTACGCCCGGGCGCTCAAGGTGTTGGCGTGACGCTCGGGGCTTGGAAGTTGACAGGTATCGGGCTTGCGCTGGCCTTGCTGCTGGTATTGGGTGCCTCCGGCGGAGCCTGGCTGGCCGCATGTCACTACCGACCGTTGCTTGACACCGCAAGCACGGACTTAGCCACGGCCAAATTGGCACGGGACAACCTTGAAACCCTGGCTAGCGAGCAAGGCAGGAAGCTAGGCGAATTGGTTCTGGCTGGCGAGCTGCGGGCGCAGAATGCGAAACTTGCTATCGACAAAGCCAAGGAAGAGGCCCAGCCGGACTACGCAGCAGCAAATCAGCTGCTGCGGGAGCGAACCGGTGGTGTTCCGGCCGAAGCCGCAGCAATGATCATTGACCAGGAGCTGGGGTTATGAAATGGATATTCATGGTGTTGGTGGTGGTACTGGTTGGGTGCGCGAATCGGGAATTAGATGTGCGAGCTGTGCGGGTTGAGGTACCAGTGTTGATCCCATGTAAGACACAGGAGGTAGAGGTGCCGCCATGGGCAACAATCGGCTTGAAGAAAACGGACCCGCTGGAGGTAACGGTGCGGGCGCTGCTGGCTGAACGTCGTCAGCGTATAGGGTTTGAGCGAGTGTTGATATCAGCTATAAGAGCGTGTTATTAATCAATATTATAAATTGGCTAGAGAAAAAAGTTGAATACTAAATTTGATATCTACCTGTCTAGGGCGACTGGGCTCGTGCAAATAGGGCTCTTTATTGTTACTTTGTTGACATTATACTTTACTGTGATTCCTTTGTATAAAAACGCTCAGTTAGAGGAGGTTATTGCCAAAAAAGAACTTGAGCTGGCTGCGCTGAATAGGGCGCTGTCAGATCTGTACGTTAGGGTGCGTTTAACTGATGCTGGTAATTTGGCAGAGCAAGCCGTTGAGTGTTCTGGCTGGAGGCAGTTGGTTTTGGGCGAAACCAAGTCGGGAGATTCATTGTCTAAAAATATTATTGGGTGTATTGATAGTGCAGTGGGTAGTTACGATTTTTCTAGGTTTAAAGAGGTTGATCGGCTTTTGTTGAAGGATAGGGTTGGCGATGTAAAGCTATTGGTTTCATCCGCTCAAAATAAGTATCGTGCTAAATATATTGGTTATCCTGAAGAAATAAAGTCTAATCCTTCAATTATTATACCTAGTGAGCCCGACGATTTGTCTGAGGATCTTGAAAGTTTAATGGTGGGCCTTGGAGTGTTTGTTCCTGTTTCTCCTGAAGAGGACTTCAATAGGAAAGTTGTGCAAGGTCGCTCGAGAATTGAAGGTCAATATTTTAGAGAGGTGGTCGAGTTGGTTCGTGGAATACCCAATGTCAAATGGGCTGAATTATAAGTATTGGTGGTGAGGTTTTTAAGTTTGGCTCCTGTATGTTGTTTTTTTGTGTTCGCTGTAGTTGTCTCTTAAACAAACTCGGGCAAGCGTACTAAAGCTTAAGTGTATTGAAGGAAGGAGAAAAGCTCGGCCGCAGGGGAAAAGAAAGGCGGAGACATCCCTATACCTTGCGAGTGACATCTTTATTCGTTGTCCAACAACGTAGGGCATCTTTGCAGCGACTGCCTGTAGCTGGGTGCCCGCATTTACTTGCGAATGGTGAGTCCAGCTTGGAAGGGGCTGGGTAGGTGGTTAGGTGCAATATTCTGCTGGAACAAGGTGGATCTAGCCTGGCTGGTTGCTAGAACTAAAGCTGCGGATTCGGAGACCCCGCTGAACGGGTCTCGATTCAATCGTGCAGAACTGTTAAAAGTACTGTTTTTATAAACAGTGCTTGAGTATGAGTCGTTACGTTAACGATCCGCTTGCTGATTGGAAAGCTGCGAGCAAGCAACAATTCGACTTGATCACCGACCCTGAGGGTCATTGGCGCAAGCTTGTAGATCTAGCGATGCTGGCTCATGAGCGCCGTCAGGTGGGCAGTGATGAGCTATCGGAAATGCTAGAGCTTGCTGACGCAGCCAGGCTTTGGGGATTAGTTGAGTGGGAGGAGGCTGACCGCGTTGGGCTATTCCTGGGTCATGTTATTGATCCCGACGATGTTTCTTTCTTCGCAAAAAGGATAGGGGAACTTTGGCAGGAGGCCGGGGGAAGAGATAATAGTGCGTCGGGGGAAATTCGGGGAATAGCTCATCATGGTAGAGCATCGTGGGGCGTCGTTGCAGCGAGCGCGAGATGCAAAGCCCTGATTTAATTGGGCTTTTAGGAGCTATGCAAGCATGGGGTGCTAGGTTTGAAGGAAACTACTAGCGATAATTGGGTAGTAGCTACACTGATCCTGATGTCGAAAATGTATCGTTTGTAACCTACTGGAGATTACGTATGGAACCTTCGGATCTGACTTCAACGAACGTTACCCTGCCTGCACCGGATGATGTGATGGCCTACACCGTTGAGGGGCGGTTGGTCGTTAGGCGGCTGTGGTCCAGTGGTGGTGACGCTTATGACACTTCCACTGCACACGAAGTCCAGTCGCTTATGCTGCCGAATTCACCCAAGATCACGTTCACCTGGACTTGGGGCGTTCCAGGTGGAGACAAATTCACAACCAGATACCGCGTCATGTCTATCACACGCTCGATCTATACCACTGTGTACCAAGGCAACCCACCCAACGTCCCGGGATCAAGCCAACCTGAAGGCACGGTCTATGTGCAGGGTGTGAAGATTGACCAATCTAATGGTCCTCAGGTAACGCCTTGGATGAGGCTTAATGCTGGCCTGGACAAATCTAATAACTTGGTTTCTGAAGTCGCCTGGGATTAAGGAGGCAGCCGCAGCGAACTGTCCGGCAGTGTTGTGCCCCTCCAGCATTAGTAACTACTGCTGGAGGGGCACAAAAGCCTCAGAGACTTTTCGAGTGACATCGTTACTCGTTGTCTAGCAGCGTTGGGCGTCGTTGCAGCGAGCAACTGTTGCTGAAGTCCCGTATTTTCCGGCGCTGAGTAAGTCCAGCTTGAATGGGGTGCTAGGAGGTTAGTGTCGTATTGCTTTACCCCGGTCATGGGTCCAGGAATGGTCGGCTAATCCCGCACAATCTTTCCAGCCTTTACTTCGTCCGCCAACATCGTTAGCCGATCAACATGTTCATGAAGCTGTGCGATTTTTGCCATAGCCACCAGGAACTCGGGTTCAGCGTAGCTTTTGGCTTCCCGGAACAGATCTTGCGCGGCGTCATCGAGAGCGAAGGCTGCGGCTTTCAGATTCCTGCGTAGCTCTAGGTTGGGCTTGGTGAGAGGCAT